AAAACCTTCTCTCTTTAGAGAGACAATGAGATCCAATAACTTGTTTACTGTTAGACCCGATTCGCAAGCGTACTTAACGCCATTTATAAACGTGAACGGGTCTACTTCACATTTAGATTTAAGATAGAGTAGTCTAACTACTTTATCTAACCTATTACTGCTAGAACAAATCTTCCAAGTCTGCTCTAGCGTTGAGTCACCCGGTAACACATCGTTAGCAGATATTAATTTATCTGCTAACATATCCAGATGACTCTGAAACTCTTGTTTAAAGTCTTCTAGAGATTTAGAAGTCTCTAGAAGACTTATTGTCTTCTTATTCAGCTGCCCTATGGTAGATAGAGCAAAACTATACGTAGGTACATAAGTACCTACGTACGCTTCCAACTGATCAATGTCTTCAAACGTCATAGCGCTCCTTTTTTATTTATTATGTCTAATTTGTTATAGTGATAGTAAGAATAGAGAGTTGACATTATTGTTAAACAAATAGCAGTACTGTACCGTGTTTTCATCATCCTAGCTATAATATTTTTATTATACTATAGCTAGTAACATGTCTATAAGAAAATCTAATTTAGATTTCTTAATCTTTCTTTTTAAAACTTTTAGTAACACTTTATGTATAAGTAATTTACCTATGCATATAGCGATAAAGATTATAAATGCGGATAACATTTATACACCTTTATATAAAAATTTCTCATATTCTTACTATCCAGAAGAAGTTTCTTATGCTTCTCCTATTGTAATAATATATAACTGAAATTTTTTTACTTTGACGATTTTAATAAAAATAAATAAACATAGACTAGAGTACCTTAAGGTACTCTAGTCTCTTATTTCTTTTTCTTACTAGTGGTTGATAACTTCTTAACTTCTTTCTTTTCTTCCGTCTTAAACTGCTTAAGGTATTCTTCAGCTGTTATATTTTTACCTTTAGTTATAACATGCGTAGCTATCTTACGCTCGCATAGTTCTTTAGCATCTAGCCAGAACTCTTGACCTTTAAACATGTTCTCGATCTCTTCCTCTGTAAAGAAGTCTTTGAGATCTTCTCTAAATGTTTTCTTAAAGAGTTCTCTTCTAAAGATTAACGACTTTTCTATATCAGAAGCTTTACCCCATACTCCACCAGACCAATCGTGGAACATAGCCCATGAGTGCTCATATACGATACGTTTATCTCCGTATGTAAATGTTAACGCGCCTGCAGATGCTCCTGCTGGATCTATTATGGTTGTGCATCTACCGTAGAACTTCTCTACGATTAATGCTTTGAAGCGATAGAGTTCTGATAGCATACCACCTGGTGAGTCTATACGTATGGTTAACGTGTCATTACCACCTGCAGTATAAAGTGTGTTGAATAACTCATCTAGTAACGGGTGATCACCTAGCGCATCCATATATAACGTATGCTCTTTAGTTACTATATCCCTACTAAACAGACGATGTTTTACTATATCATCTTCTGTTTCTCCGTACCTGTTAGGCGACTCATTAGTTGGTTGTAGGTTTTTGTCTACTGACATGGTTTCTCCTTGGAATAAGATTGATTTTGTAGTGTTGCTACACGTGAGTAATATGTAACTCAAAATTTTTTACTTTGACACTTCACTAACGTTTCGTGTCTGCAGTACTAGAGTTTGACGATTCCATTAACATTGCATCGTCTGCACTATAAGACTTTATTAACATTAAAAATAACTAACACTAGCGGCGACATGCTACTAGTGTTAGTTATATATTATAGACTTAGTTTTACCTAAGTTTTAGCTCATCTTGGAAAGGTGATGGTCTATAAGTCTCATACGTCCATTCCTTAGCTATGTGCTTAGTAGCAGCTTCTCTTTGCTTATAAAGGTCTCTATGTTTCTTCATATTGCCACAATAGAGAGCATCGTAGATAAGTTTAGTTTTCTCTATATATCTTAACCTACCTAGCATTTGAACATTAGCTTGTAAAGAACCCATGCTGATGGTTTGTATAACCGTTATAAGATTAGGTATATCTAACCCTGTAGATGCTGATAACGGAGTACTAACTGATATATCAGAAGTCATAATGTTATCATAGTCATCTTCTTGCACATAAGTACTGATTTTAAGTTTAGGATAAGTTTGTCTTAGTTTATTAGCAACATGCTTACACATATCTACTAATGCACAATAGATCAATAACTTCTGTCCTGGTTTACGACGTTTGATATAATCTCGTTCTACATACTTAAGTATCATTTTATCATATTGAGCTAATAGGTAAGATCTATAAAGTATAGATTGCTCATATAGTATCTGACTATAACCTTGGTTAGTAAGATGTTTAAGTTTATTAGCTCGTTCTATAAAGAACTTGATATTATGTATGTTAACATAGTTCTTTTTACCACCAGTAGTTTTGATACGTTTAGACTCTGGGACCATCATTTCATAGAGTTTAACCATAAGGTTATCGTTACTATTGAACGTAGCTGTTAGTAAGATATATTTACTAGTCTTAAAGTATAACATAAGCTTACTAATATTTGCAGTCTCTTGGTGAGTTTCATCATTAAGGAATACTCCTATGCCTAATGCTTGCATTAGATCTTCTGGCGCTATAGGATATTTATTTTCTTCGAATGCTAATGTCTGTCTATTGTCATAAACATTAACATAGTTCATCAGCGTACGCATACTGAATATAAATATATCGTAGTTATTACGATATGTTACTGGGTCTAACATGATTTTACGTAACATGTCACCACCTTGTATAACCAAATAACGTCCCTCTATGTTAGAGAAATGTTTATTAAGGTCTTCTTCCCATTTATCCATATACTTAGGCAGTATACATATAGCTACTTTCTTTTTTATTTGTCCTAATGCATAACAAGCCATCATAGTGTTATGAGTAACTATGTAGTTATCAGCTACGTAGAGTTGTTCTGGACTATCTATAGATATACAAGTAGCTTCATCTGTATCTATACGTTCTATATCTGTTATACGTAATCGTAACGTATGTTGACTAGGAGCATAATCTCTAAGATATTCCATACCACGTAGGAAACGAGTTATAGCTTTTCTAGGATCATGTAGTTTAATAGTTAACCCATACATAAGTTCTTTATTAACTTTATGTTCATTAGGTATAAAACGTAACTGTTTATCTTTTATAGTAGCTAACCCACCTAATGAATATACTAACTTAGCTATATCCATAATCAATGTTTTAGACTGGTGGTAGATATTAAGATTACCCCATGGATTAGCAAAACCACTTACATCCATAAGTCCTTGTAAAAGCTCATAACGTTGTTCCTTAGAACCCTCGAAATACTCTTCTGGTATAAAGAGTTCATGTGGGTTAATATTCAGTAGTTTCTTCTCTTTAAGTAAAGTAGCATATCCTGGTATAACTTCATCTACAGCACCACGTATAGATAACGTACCAGAATAAGACTTTTCTGCTTGTCTTATATCTACGATATAATGTTCTCCTATATGCTTCTGTATGTTCTCCATAACTTCTCTAGAGACTGAATATACTTTTACTATATTCCTAGTAGCACTACATCCTAGTATAGTACCTAAGACATATGGTGGTATAGAAAAATTAGTAGGATATCTATCTTCTGGTTCTACTAATGGTAAATAATAATGGTTATATCTACTCTTAAGCTGGTGTAATTTATTACCAATAGCATCTATAAGATCTTGCGTCGTTACAACCTTAGATACCATCTTACGTTTCTTACCTACTGAGAAACTTTTACTATATACCAACCACTGGTGATCTTTAGCAGCGTCTATAGTTCTACCATCTGCGAATGTTAACCTATATAGCTGTTTAGGTCCTTGATGATATACACCAGTAACGTTAACATATTTACCATTAGGAGCTATTACAAGATCGTTAACCTTAAGGTCTTTGATCATAGTCCAACCACCAGGTGTTCTTATAAGTGTTGTTGAGCGGATTGGTTTACCCACACCAGTCTGAGCATTAACCATACACACACTATTCTCTGTTTCTAGTATCTTATCTACTACTTCTTCCTGATAATCTCTTAACGTATACTTATCATCTCTAAACTTAATATCAGCAGGTAGTCCATAACTATCTTTAGTATGGTCTTCTATCTCTAACTGTTCTCTAGTTACTTTATAGTCTAGGCCTAACATATTAACAAATAATCTTAATAAGCTAATATGGAAAGTGAACATAAGCTTATGATCATCATAGAGATAAAAAGGTTTATCCGGAACCCTACGGTTCCGTTTAGTATGTTTATTAAACTCCCACTTATAGGACATATAAGGTGCAGAAAATGATTCTACACCATATCGTAATGATTTATCGTATAAGGTAGCCACGAAGTGGCTAACATATACTTGTATTTTGACCCTCTTCATGACTACTCCTTACTTTAGATTTTTATAGGGTGTGAGTTATAATCTGCTATAGTCTCTGCTGGTGCTAAATATACGTCCATGATATGATTAACAGGTTGTGTAGTATCAAATGCAGTTGGAGACATCATAGTGTCCATATGCTCTTGATACGCATAAGCAGCTCCCATAGACCCATTAGTTAAAATAGTCTTGATATTACGAGTAGAAGCTGACTCACTACCATGCGCCACTGAATAATCTCCTGCTTCGTAGTTGTTAACAGAGAATGCAGCTACTATAACCTCTATAAGCGCTATGTTGATAGATAGCCTACTATTAACCTCTGTGAATAACCTATGTAAAAATCCACTTTGAGTATTAATACTATAGACATCATCTGTTTCACTATCAGCTTCTACTTTTCGTTTACCACTACCATTGATAGAAGCACCGAATAACTTAGAAATAGATTTAGAGTAGTTAATATACGAGAACTCAACGTCTGGGATAAATATGATAGGTTTATTCATATCCCAACCATCTAGTGGAATAATAATATTCTCATCAGCATCTATCTTATAGTCTGCTTTCTGTATATGCAATAGGAACTCTGTTGTAAAACTTCCTACTTTTCTACCTTTACGTATTTCAATTGGTATCTCTCGTACTTCTCCTGTCTCTCTATTCGTTTTTACTAGCCATAGGTTATAAAGCATAGATACTGATGTAGGTGCAAAACGTTTAACATCAGTAGCTGGAGTAATATCTGCTAAACCTCTAGCTGACGATACTGCTACTTTGATAGAAATATCAAAATCTTTCTTATTATCGAATACTACTTCTTTTAATCCACCTACTTTATCTATTACATATTTCTTACGTAAGAATACATGTGTATTATCCTCTGCTTTAGTTTCGAAGTCTTCTCTAGCTAGTGGATTGATAGTAATAGGTAAAGCGTTAGCGGAGCTAATCTCGTGTTTAAAAGAAAGACTCTTTTGTGTCATCTCTTTAGTAATAACAGTTGCTGAGTAGTGACCAATATGAGAGTGCTTAGGTATATTATAAGCCATCTGACCGAAACAACGTGAGCATATGCAACGTTTATCATGCCACTTACATTTATAAGCAACTCTTAGTTTTATTTTCCTACCTATAAGATGCTTATGGTTCTCTGTTATCAACTCTTCTTTCTTAGTCTCTTCGTTATAGTAGTATTTACCTACTAGCAGAGGAAGATGGCATTTAACAGGGTTATCTCTAGATCCATTATCTGGTAAGACTTCCCATTCTTCATAATCTGTTTGACCACAGTTACCGTCTACACATCTTTCTACTCTACCCATAACAAGTTGCATCTTACGAGCGAAGAACTCTGAAGAGCTAACAGCCGTTGTAGATACTCTTAGAGCTTTAGCACCAGTCTGAGACTCCATACCTAATTCGTCTATACCATACATACCAGAAGTAAAAGAAGATGGTATAGGTTTCTTATATAGTTCTTCAGATAGGTTAGTTATATTACCTCTAGGTCCTAAAACTTGTTTAAGTTGTTTCTGGTTCATAGTCTTAGAGATATAACCTTGTGCTATTTTGTTATTATGGTACTCGTCAGATGTTAGAATATTATGTAGTACTTTATAAGCATTTTCGATCGACTCTGCTACTTCATCTGCTTTAGATATGTTAGCTTCGTTAACCTTACGCATAGCCGCTACTAATTCTGGATGCAACTGTATATCTAAAAATGTGTTAATATCTAGACTACTTACATAGTCTAGGTTATTGAACACTATTTCGTTATAGATATCATTATAGGTAGTTTGCATCTTATGCCATATAGCATCTAATGCATCTCTACTACCAGATGGTTCCATAACATTATCTATAAGATAACGTAGGATAGTTTCATACGTTTTATTCAGTGTGTTAGAAACATAATAACCAGCTACATAGTTATTAGTTATATCGAATGTAGATAGGATAGGTAAGTTATTAAATAACTTAAAAATATCCCATACATAACGATTAACGATAACCTCTCGGAATGTTAATGGTTTCTCAACACCATCGTCGAAACGAACTATGATATTAGTCTTAAGACCTCTATTAAGCTCTTGTGGTGTTTTAGTCATCAGCTTTTGAACTGATACTATAGGTCTAGTTACAGTAGGTTGGGGTTGACTCATGCTTTCTCTCCTTATTCGTGTTATACTTCTGTATATAAAGAATATCTAATTTAACTTAAATTAAGATAGTCAATGTCTATATTCACTCTCTAATTGATTCTAGTAAGCATATTATAAAAAAATAATAATAGCTACTGCTATATAGCATATGCTATATAGCAGTAAGACTACTTAACAATTTAGAGAAAAATAACACGTAGAAGGCATATAGAGAAAGCAGATGAAACTATATACCCTCTAGTATATTATTTTTAGTTAATGTATAGAGAGTCTATATAGACTCTCTATGGATATGTATATTAATCAGCGCCTGGAATATATGTATAGTCCATACCTATCGGTTTAAATATAGAACGAACAAGTTTGATAGCGCTATCTTGTCCAAATGGAGTTTTAGTTCTATCTACTACTTCGTCTATGTTAGTAGGCTGTGGAGCATCTAGTAAGTTCTCATACAGAGCTTTATGTGTTGGTAAGCTATTAGCACGATCTTTTAGTTCAGCTACTGCTTCTCTTCCACCGTAGTATAGATATAATCTACCTTCTGTTTCAGATAGTATCTTAGTAGGTGTATTCCTAAATGGTAACCTATCTCTATTAGAGGCTGTTACTGGTATAGGGAACATAAAGTTGTTTAAGTTAGGGCTAGATGTATATAACATATTATCCGCTGTTTTACATATCAGAATAGTGTAAAGTGGAGATATTAAAATAGGGTCTTTAGTAATAAACTCCGTTATAGTTTTACCATCATCACTAAGTGCTGGAATATGTACTCTACGTCTAGGTGGTGCATATTCAGAGTTCTCTATATCTTTAACTATCTGATATAAACGTTTAGGGTTACTAACTTGCTGCATTATGTAAACTTCTTCGTTAAGACATATATTAAGTATCTCACGTTTCTGTTCCATATCAGCATTTGAATAGTAATCGAACTGAGGGGTATTGAACTTACCTAATAGACCCATAAGGTAAGTAAACATTTTCTCTACTAGATCATCTGGTAGTTGATATGTATCCATAACACCATTAGCCATCTCTCTTAGTTTAAGCTGGCAATAACGAGAGGCACCATTGATCTCTTGGTGATAAGGTCTAGCCATATTCATACGGGATATAACAGAGTTACTATCCATTATGATATCTGCTCTACCGAATTCGTTATAAGGCATAAGATGATCTGGTCTTACATCGGATATTACGCCTTTACCACCAGACTGATCTGATATCTTATGTCCTTTACCTAACGTAATAGTATACTTAATAGTAAACTCTACTCTATATGTATCTAGAGGTTCATTACGGTTAGATAATCCTAATTTATTAGGTAGGTTAGAAGTAGAAGTCTCTTTGATTTGTTTAAGTCTTCTACTAAGAGACATAAGAGCTTCATTACTCTTAATAAATCTCATATTCTCCTCATGTGCTATCTTACCAGCTTTAACTATAAGTGCTCGTAGCTGAGGAGACTTCTGTATATTCTGATTACCGAACCCATACTCTTTATCTTCTAGTTCTGCACAAGCACCTCTATAAGCTTCTAATACATCTTCGCAGTATTTTATATAACTACGTGCATATTTATCGGGTATCTTAGCTACACCATGATAAAGGTCTGAAGATTTCTTAGGGTTTTTATAGCATACGATATCTATAACTACTCCAGATTTAACAGTTTGACCATTACCTATATCAATATCTTCTCCTGGTCCTCTTACATACGTACACTTATCGAATATAGGATCGAATGTACGTAAGTCTTTAGCAGAAAGTAACGCTGGACTAAAGTCTAATGGATCTTCGTCTAACCCAGCTTTATTAAATCCAAAATCTTTAAAGTTACGTAATGCTACTAATACAGATTCTGAATTAATCTGTTCTCCTATCTCCGGGAATGGTTTATATTCATTCTCGTCTCCATAGATGTTAAGAGGAAGATACTGAGAACCAAACTCTACTGCTTTAGTCTCAAATACATCATAACGCATTTTCTTAGCTAATGACTCTGATATAATAACACCGTCTTCTGCTATATCTGGATGTGTGCATAATAGCATATTAGCATTAACTCCTAACGCATAACCCCCATTCTCTCTAACAGCTGGTGATACTGCTAATCTAGTACCAGCTGGTAATTTAGTACCACGTCGTATAGTATCTAATACTTCTGTATTAGGGACATAAGAGAATCCAAAGTTCTGATGGTATCCAGCATGGAATAACGGTACATTAACTATGTCTAATGTTTTTACTACTTTATTATTCTCATCTAGCTCCTGTTTAAGTATCAAGAAGAGTTTTTCTGTTACTTCATGTACATAGCTATCTGATATACCACCATATCGTTGTACTACACGCATGACAGTGGCATCTTCTTCTATCATAGGTCCAAATGTATGTTTAGATAATTGTTTATCAACACCAGTCTGTACGATAGGAATATCGCCGTCTATAAGTGTTACAGATTGAGACTGGTGTGCTGTATACATATAAGAACGTGCTGATGAGTTATGTTGTACTGCATAGTTAACAGCATGTGGGCCTATTAACTCTTCTCGTATCATCAAGTCAGGATCTATAGGGATAATAACCTCTGTAGAGGATTTCTCCAATGGAACACGTAGGTGTTCATATTTGTTACTCATATTTTTCTCCTTGTTAAATATTATGTCTTATATATAAATAATATCTAATTTATTATTATTTACTTACTTCCTGTACTATAGAATCTATATACTCTTGATCTACTTGTAAGCCATCTGCTTTAGCTTTTTTAAGTGTATATACTATATGCCCTTTTATCATACCTAGTTTATCTTCATCTGTTAGTTCTGGTACATTAGAGGCATCTTCAAATTCATCCTCTATAGGATCTTTTGGGTTAGTAACATTCTCTATCATTTTGTCTATGATTTTAAAGTAATGATCCATACTTACACCAACTTTTAATCCGTTATGGAATAAGTATGCTATTTTACCTATTGGATAATCAGACTTAACGCTATTACGTACGGTATTGTATAGTCCATAACCACCTAGAGCATAACCTATAAGGTTATAAGTATATTCGTACTCAAAGTCTCTATCGTCTAGGTATTTTTTATGTTTACCTATTTGAGTAAGTTCCGCTATAAAATGACTATAAGGTATTCCTTCGTAGTTATTTTTAGCTACACCATTAAGCATAAGTAAACTAAGACCATATATAACATTATAAGCATACATATCTTTAGTATATTCTGTTAGTGGTTCTAATAGATACTCTTTCTTAATATTATACAAAAAGATAGAGTTAATGTTATATAGCCAATAGTCTATTTGTCTATTTAATTCATGTAGATGATCTCTGCTATCTAGGTAATTATCTAAACCTAAGTTAGCATCGTTATGATCTTGATAAGCATTAAGTATATAACGTAAAGATTCTACATCTATGTTATTAGGGAATTTTTCTTCTAATACTTCCTTCCAGGTTCTATCTCCTAGTTTTATATTAAGTTTAATATAGTTACCTATACGCTCTAGTAGATCTTGTATAGTAATAGAGTTAATATAACCATATACGATATCATTATCTTGTTTAATAAAAGAATGTACGTTCTTAGCTTCATTAAGTAAGATAAGTTCTTTACCTTTCTGCTTCATCTCTTCTATAGTCATGTGTGTTTACTCCTGTATGTTAAAATGTTGAATCATGTATCGGAAGATCAGAGAGATTAAAATTCGTGAGTCAATACTAGAGGAGTATAATAATGGATAAATTAAGTAATAGTATATCAAGTACTAATAAAAGTTTATATATAGATAAAATGTGGCATGCTGTATATCCTATACTAAGAGAAGAGTATGTTATAGCTAATAAAGTAGGAAGTGTTGATGTAGCTGATGCTAAGAAATTCAAATGTGATTTAGAAGGTTTACTTATAAGTAAGTTTAATATAGCACCAGACTATGTATTACCTACTATGTTAGTTAATGGGTATAAAAATAGTCAAGATTATAGAGGTGAAAGACTACAATTCATATTCGTAGATGATAGAATACTAGGTAGATACCTAAATGCTTTTATAAGAACAGAAAAAATAAAAAGTAAGAGTAACTAGAGTGGCGGGCTCTAGTTACTCTTGATCTATTTATCTAAAATATGGGTTACCATACGGAGATGCTACCATAGGTTGTTGCATCATAGGTTGACCCATATAAGCTTGCTGCATCATCTGTGGTTGTGGGTAACCATACATAGGCTGTTGTATCATCATAGGCTGTGGTTGCACAACTTGCTGCATATTCTGAGCTGCCAGTGTTTGTGCTGCAGCTTGCGAGTTATACTGTGGTGATAACCTACTTACCATCTTAGGAGCTGTGCTACTACTAGTTGTTGTATCTGCCATAACAGGTTGAGCTATTTGTGGTTGATACATTTGCACAGTAGGTTGCATAACTCTTATACCTTGGTAAGCACCATGTATAAGCTGGTTAAGTCCTGCTCTATTATTACCTAATATAGCAGCCATACCATCTTTAGGCACATCTTGTTGTACTACTGCTATCTCTTCTTGTTGACTCTGAGTAGACTCTACTGCAGATTGTACATACGGATGTAAGTTATTAATATTTAAGTTAGTGCCTTTCTTAGCGTTAACAACTGAACTACCCATATTAACTTCATTTTCATTTGGTATAAGCAGTAAATCTTTCTTAAAGACCAACGGTGCTGTCTCTATGTCTTTAGCGTTAAAATCTATAACGCATTTAGCGCCATCCGCTTCTACTGGATCTGCTTCTCTCATAGACTCTAAATAACCGTTGATAACAGTCATAGTGTTATGGAATAGTAACATAAGAGCTATGAACCCTGGGGCTTCTGTATCTTTAGTACCAGCTACTATAGCACCTTTCTCATTAGCACCTACCATAAACACTGTTAATAGATCGTTAAAGATTTTAAGGTCTTTATAACGAAGTTTAACACCTTGTATCTCTACCTTTTCTTTTTGTTCTTCATCGCTAGCGTTAGAGATAGTTTCTAATGCTTCTCTTACATCATTCCATAACGGACAAGTTAACCTAGCTTCTCTAGTATTAGAGTCTTTATCAGCGGCTTTCTTAGTTCTAGGTATAACCAACTGGAACAAAGGATTTTCATAGTTAGTCATATAGGCATTAACTAGCTTATCCCATTTAGATATGGTGGTATCGTCAATAGCTTTACCACCTGATTTCATACCAGGGATAGTACTATCTTTAGCATCCTTTATGAAAGCATTGATAGCCATAGGTAGATCAGCTTGTAACTTAGGGTTATTATAAGTTACCAGTATAAGATCTCCAAATACTTTCAAAGCACCCATGAACGCTATGCGTACACAATCCTTAAGTATATCTAAACTTACTCCATCTTCAGCTGCTTGCTCTGATAACGGGTTAAATATTAAGAACGATGCTGTATATTTACCGTTGTTATCTAGCACATATAGGTTCTTAAGGTTCTCTTCTGTAGGTAGTCCTATAGACATACCTTTCCTTCGTGTTAAGTCTATATATTCACCATTACTCAGATACTGAAGAAACCCAGTATCTGAAATCTTGATGTTAAAAGACTTAAGTATATTAGCGTAAAAGTCGTATAACTTCATATGTTGTTGTTTCCTTTCTTCGATGTTATATACTCATAGGCGAGTTATGGATACCATAACTGTCGTATAACGGAGTATCTATCACGTTACTAGTTATTTCATTAACTAAGACTCCTAAGTTAGTAACTAGATGATCTTTAATCTCATATGTTCCTACCATAGGAGTAAATGACATATCGCTAAATGTAGGGAATCTATATAGTATTGGTTCTCTACCGCCTATCGATATTGATATAGATGTATCTAACGCTACATCAGCTGCTATTATAATATCATACTCTAACTGACCAGACTCAGATAGCATAGGATCTATAAGTAACTTAACAGCACCATCTATAGAACGCTCTAATAGCATAGCAGCGTTAACATTAGCAGCTGCTGGTTGATATGTCCATGCTATATCTTCTTTGTTAACATACCACTCAGGTTGTAATGCCATACCAAAACCATTCTCTAACGGTTTATATACATTACGTATTCTGATTTTGATACTAGATAGGAAGTTACTAGTTAGGATAGATAAAATGATGTTATGTAGTTCTGTTACTTTAGCAGTTATTTTATCAGCCCTATCCATAGGACTGGTATAAATACTTTGTATTATACCATCTGTGTTAAAACGATTATCGTCTATAACATTACCATACGTTATACGGTCAGTTGTAAACGTAGGGTCTAGCATCTTAAGGTGCTGTATATTAAACGATATATCTTCTTTGTTAAAATTAACTTGCGCTAACGCTTGTACGAACACATCTGTGTTGATAACTCTAGTAGTTAGTTCAGTAGTTGCTCCAGATACTATAGACGTTGATATATCCCCGAACATAGAGTTGATAGAACTTCTATTTAGGTCAGGTTGTACTGCAGAGTTAACTACTGCGTTCAGTATCTTATTAACATACTGTTTACCAACCATATGAGACCTATCGAACTCTAATGCTACATCGTTACTTACTATAGGTACAGAATATGCTCTGTTACCGAATGTACTCTCTAGAGATTTGCCACCTATGCTACTTGAAATATCTTGTGGTCTTACACATATATTCGCAGGAGAGTTTTGAAAGTTCATAGGGGTAGTAACACCTAAGTTTTGTATAGCTCTTATGCAGTTACGACTGTTATCTATCTCCACTCTCTGAACAGAGTTAACATGGAATAATAGATTTTCATCTGGTATAGCTCTACCTGTATGGTCCATATGTATAAAGTCTCTAGATCCTTCTGAATAACCTGTTATGATAAGATCATATGTATCATTATTATAACCTGCTACTCTGCTTGGTATATCTACCATAGGAGTACATCTTACTTTAAGTTTAAACGTATATCTATTAGCGGACCAGCCGTCTACGATATTAGCATTAGATACAGGACTAGCTCCTATACGAACCATATTATTCGTACTCTGGTTGTTATTACTTAGTACTCCTTGACTACGTAAAATATCTTCCATAACTCTATTAGCATCACCTTCTTTTACATCCGATATAAAAGACCTTACTACTTGCTGTTGATAACCCTCATTTCTAGTAGGAGCTACTACTAGATCTTGTATAAAAAACGTATGTGTAAAGTTACTAACATCTCTACGTTTATTTAACATCGCACCATAGCCACTTGGTGTATATTCGTATCCGCTCATGTGTTATTTTCCTCTCTTGTTATTTGTTAAGTAGTTCGTTATCTATTAAAAAATCCACTAGCTTATTCTTAAGAGTTGATATAAGTATATCTTTAACTCCTACACCTAGTACACTAGGAGTTATCCAGTTATATTTATTCATCTCTATATACCGATTAGATACCCAATCTAAGATAACTAGATCGCCTGGTCTCTCATCACCTTTAATGTTATCGATATATCGCTCTGGATATAAGCTACTAAGCTCATCATCTCTATAACCTTTAGCTTTAGCTGCATTAAGGTTACTAGAAATATTCATAGTCGATTCTTCCATACTAGCAGTTCTTCTACTTACTAACATGTATGCTAATGGTTTATTATCTATACCCATAAGTATAGAATAACCTAACGCTATCATGTTGTAAATATTCGTAGCTTGTAGGTACTTAAGACCTCTGGGGTCTACGATACTCTTAAATAACGTACCTAGGATCGTTAAATGGATATTAGTTATAGCATCAGGTGTAAATGTACCTGATAACTGTATACCCATCCTTAAGTTATCATCCGTTATAACCTCTCTAACTTTTATAGGTAACTGTTTAAGTATCCTATCTACTGTTTTAGTAGCCCAATTCATCTCTACTGCTATACCAGGTGGTACATCAGTAGCTATTCTATAAGACTCTATAACAGACTCTTTATCTTCACCATCTACTTCAGCTTCATTAGGTTTATTCTTATTCCTTATAGCTTCCGAAGAGTTACCACTATCATTCTTAATTTTACTATTAACATCCCTATAGAGATAACGAACTATATCGAAGTCACTAGCGTTAGGATCTTCTAGCTGATCTAACACTATCATCTTACTGAACATAGCTTTACTAAGATAGTACATAGGTATAACATCTCTAGATAGTTGCGTACTTAATACTCTGTGATCTCCTATCTTATCTTTATCGAATGTTTTCTCTACGATAGTACTAACGTATACTCGTAGTTTAATAAAACTAAAATGTTTAGCTAACGGTTGTTGTCTTAAGATATCTAACATCTGTAACTCTGGGTGTTTCTTAGCATTATCAGAACTACCATAGACCAACTGTGCTAATGGGCCATAAGTAGCTTTGAAGATAGTTATTAACGCCATCAACCAGTAGTACTCTTCTGTTATATAAGTTTGGTTCTTAGTACCTAACCCATCAGTCTCTACTTGCATATCGAACTCGTCTTTGATTATAACAGGTTTAACTAGTCTATGTACTTCTGTTATATACTTATGGATAGAGTCTATGTCTAATAGACTTATGACATTCGTTAACTGCATGCAGAAGTTACTCTTGATAACATCACTATCTCTATCGTTAGCCATAGTATACTCTAACGATAGGTTATAAAGTTTCTCATATCCACGATATAACTCTTCGATATACTCATCACCTCTCCAATGGATGTATTCGTTCAATAGGTTAAAAGCTACTAAACTTTCTCTTGCATTCTTAATCTTCAATTCTGTATTGAAGATGATATTATAACCTGGTAACTTAATATTCTCAAACTCAGTTACTCCAGCTAGTTTCTTAGCCTCTGATGTAGCTTTAACTACATAGACATCAGTCTGTCCAGTGTTTTCATACTTTAGGTAAAACATATTGCTCCTTGTTCCTTTAGTTACTGTCTGTATATAAATAATATCTAACTTAGGTTAAATTAGGTTTTTACTATAACGAGTCTATATCTAACTCTTCTATTGCTGGAGTATTACTAACGTTAGTACTTACAGATTTTACCATAGTAGGATATGCTTTGTTAAATAACGTAGTCATCTCTTCTTTTACCTTATCAAGGTCTTTGAGTAAGTTAGTAAAGTAACTTATCGCATATACTCTACTTAGCTCTAACGTATCTACTAGGCCATCTTTCTTAGCTACTAACCATTGTTTACCAGGCATCTGTGGATGTAATATAAAATGTACATTAGTCTTCTGCGGATATAATATACCGAAGTAATACTCTTTCTCGTTTTTACCTATAACCAACTGTGCTACTGTATTAACACTATCTTTTATAGGTTTACCATTATCGTCTTTGCTAGTTCTAACGATAGGTATCTTAAGGTAATCTTTATCTCCACTCTTGATAAAGTTTAGTATCACTGCGAATGATGTATAGCCTATATCCATAGGTATACTTACTAAGCTCCATTTATCACGATTCTTAACATCTTGTTTCAAATCTATACCAACACTAATACTGATCCAACCTTTAAAGATGCTAACATTCAAACTAGCATAGTTATTACCACCATCCTTTTCATACCACTTCCTGAGATCGTAGAACGGTAATCTTTTACTATAGTTATCATACTGTTCTTTCCAACTCTTTTCCATACTGCTTTCCTTTCTAAATTAACGTAAGACTTTAGTCAGAACATTTTTATGTCCTATCTAAAATAATAAAATAGTAGAGTAGGTAAGGTTAACCTTACCTACTCTACGTTATTTCTTTGTGTAAACTTTCATATCTCTAAGTTCACATGCTATAGACTCTATGATCTTTATCATATTTAGCTCAGGATCTTTTTCAAATCCCTCTAGTTCTATTTCTTTAGCAAGCAATTTCTTATCAGTAAGTCTAGCATCTACCGATAACTTATCAGTACTATGATCATATTTAAACTTGATCTTTAATTCTCTTATATCTTCCTCTTCGTCATCCTCTTTTCTCATTTCAGGTCGTATAGCGTGTTTCATTAGTGTTATGTATAACCAGAGTATACCACATTTTATATAAGCATTGTAGTTATATTCTCTGGTATTATAGTCTAAAGACTCATTTTCTACCACAGCTTTATAGTAGTCTAAGAAATCTAGTTTTTTACGTTCCCACTTAAGATCTGGATAGTCACTTGTCATGACGTCTATACATCCCCAGTACTTCTCTAACTCGCTTATATCCATACTGTTACGTAGTTCTACGTTAATCACATCTATACCCATTACCCTATAGAACTTAACCATGCCAATACTTCGTATACTAAATTCGCCACTATCAGTTACTAGGTCTATGATCTCTCTTTGTACTTCGTCCTTAGGTCTAGGATTGATCATCAACCCCATAGGTTTACCACATAGTCTTAGTATTGCTATTTCGTTATTCATCACACACTTCCTTTCTTTTAACTGTATCTTTCTTATCTTTAAAATGCTCTAACAGCTCTAACTTAGGTATTCTATCATTCAGTATCTCTAGTATCCTACGCTCTAACCCTTCGCTAACAGCTTTAGATAACCTTACAACTATTACTTCAGTATTCGTTATAACAGTATGATACCATTCAGCACATATAGACAATCTTAATAGATCTTCTTCTACGTCAGTACTTATGTTTAATCTACCTAATGTCATACCATAAGGATTTAACTTATCTTTCAAATCCGTATCAGACCAGTTAAGATCATACTCTTCTATATCTGGTATCCGATAAGCATCACATAGAGGTTGTTCATTTACGTTAACACCTAAATGATAACTTAGGTATGCTAATAAGCTATAGCTATTCCTTATTTGTCTTCTATCTTCTGCGTAATACCTATGACTACCTATAGATTTACTAAAGAACTTATCTATGTATTCTACTAGGTTATAATTATGATCAATAGTAGCTAAGTAGCAACCTTTTAATTCTTTTAGTATCTCAGGTTGCTTTAGTATATCTACATACTCTAACTCTAGTCCTAATACATCTTTATACTTCCATAGTAATGTATCTTCTACATTATAACCATAACTCTCTTCTTCTCTTATATCATGTCTTAAATCGATAAGTTCTTGTTTACCGCTTATGTATCCTATATCTAGAGAGAAGTCTCTATATGTTAATACTTGTACTACCATTTATTACTCCTTAAGGATTCTTAAAGTTAGTATAATCTCTATACTACTAAGTAAAGAATATCTAAGTTAATCTAAGTTAGATTCTTAGTAACTTAAGGTGTTATTAAATCTATTTAAAAGATTCTAAGTAAAGTTCTAAGTAACTCTAAGTAAGTTACTAAGTAAGTGATTCTATAGGGAATTCTAAATAAGCTACTATAGTTTCTCTATAGTAAATAATGTAAGTAGTTAATCTTTTGTATTAACTATAGTTAATTTAAATGTTTATTCTACGTAGAAACTAGATCTAAGGTTCATTACTTTGTAATGTTGCTATTTAATCGTTTCTACGCATCAATCTTGTCTTAACAGATGATAGAGTCTTATTAACGACTCTATCATCTGTTAAGACATGGATATCTCTTAGAGTCATTAAGATGACTCTAAGAGATATCATTCTGATAAAGTGGCTCGGAGTGGTGGTGTGTTAATAAATTAACACACCACACAACCTCACACCACTTTATCAGTTAAAATACGCGAAATACGCGCGCGTGCATTATTATATGACGTATCGCTTTTTTATTTTCTTAGATAAAAAACAATAAAAATACATAAGTACAGAGGATAGAACTAAGTGTCTATCCTCTGTATGTAAAAAATATAATGTCATCACCTAGGAGACTTCCTTGTCTCCTAGGTGGTTATAACATATCAGTAAGGCTTGATCTCTTTTATCATTCCAGTTATATAACACTTGATAAATGCGGTAGGATCTTTAGCAACCATAAAGACACTAAGCCTCAAGAACTTAGTAACTGGTTTAGACGCATCTTTGCCATTACGAATGTAAGTTAGCCTTAGTACTAATTGATCACTATGTTGATTAACAGTAAATGTTAATTCAAGGTCCGTTAACCAAAGCCTTTTGGGATCTAAACGATCCGAGTATCGAGCTGACATAAGGAAAGATGAAAATATACACTCTTCACCAGCAACAGCTGTTAACCATGGCCTCATAGCTATAGTGGTAATACCATAGAGATAAGACTCTCTTCGATCGTAAGTAGCAATAAGATCGTTAACAGTACACCCGCTATCTAGCATTCGCAAATTTAAGAATTCTTTAACGAAGTCAGGATCTTCGAGTAGATCCTCTTCTTCGAAAGTGTAACCTAACGATTTTTGATGCTTAAACAAATGAGAGTCTTTATAGGTTATTAACCCATCCTCTCTAACCTCGTGAAAGTTGATTACGCCTATTTCTCCGTTATCTAAGGTTATTATACCTAATTGAGTACATACTTCTCCGAAGTAAACCATTGTAACTATTTTATTGTTTTGCATTGTTAATCCTTTCGTTTTTTAATTTAGATTAATAGCCATGCCTGGCAACTCATGTTGCTAAAACCTTTTAGATAATGTGGTATCAATATGCTACGTAGACTTTAAAGTCTACGTAGCTTTTACTACTAAGCCACTAGTCTTTTTAACCGGTGACTTAGTATTTCCAAATGAGGTAACAAATTTTCTTTATAGATATTTAACCTATAAGGATCATTTGCTAACTCATTAACGTTAGCTTTAATAGTCGATATTTGTGTATCTACGTTACCGTAGGGGTATCGACTATTTCTACACTCAATTTCGCTTAGTAGCTGATTGAATCTAGTATCTAATGTCATGGGTGTTAACCCTATGTTAGTGCTTACCATATTATCTCCTTGTTCAATAGCTAGGCTATTGAAACTAACCGAGATATAAACATACAGACAGATAGAGCGCTAACTCTATCTGTCTGATGTCTTTTTATCCCTAAGATATAGAGAGTCATATTAGACTCTCTATATAGATAATATCTAATTGAAAAATTTTTACTTTGGCGAAACACTATAGCCAGATACCCTCTTAAAGGTATCTAGCGAGCTCTTAGTTAAACGATCTAACTCTTAGAGGATAGATTATGCTCTTAAAACCGATCGTTGATTCTAGAGGCTTATAAGAGCTTTTAAAGGGTATATGTTAAAAACATAAATAATATACAACTACTTAGACCTAACAAGTCTAAGTAGTTGATAATTTTACTTTATTAGTTAAAGAATATTTTAAAAGTTTAGATTTCTTATGTAAATAAAAACGTTCATAAACATAGTTTAAATCGTCGTTATTGAACGATCGTACGTTCGGTAGTATAATTTATCATCCAGAACTTAAAATCGATTCTAGAGCTTCTAAACGCTTATTATAATAAAACACGATAAAATGTTCTAGGAAGCTCGTAAATGAACGATCGTATGTAAAATGATAAATCTATTGTCTTAACTACCGATCGTTCAACAGAGACTCTCTAAATGCTTCTAAACGGTATCTTTATTGTTTTTAATCCTTACAAGTTAAAATCTTTAATAATTCATCCTCGTGAATATATTTATGTTTTTCAGTACTGTCTTCTAGTGTTTGCTTATCGGAATAAACCCAGTAGTCTATACTTGTATCTCCTCGCCTAGTCGATGCATTTCTGTCATATTTACCACCAGCTAGCTTAATTAGATTCGCTAATTCAATCGTAGTAATATTATTCGTCTTTATTGCCTTAAATACTTTTCCAGTAACCATTGTTGGTTTGTTAATTTCTTTAATGTCTAAATGTTCATCTAGTAATTTAACTTCTGGTTTAGTATCTGGGCTAATTAAATACAATTTCAGCTCACTTGCGTGTTTATACAATTTACCAACTCTTTCATCATCAACTTCTTCTCCGTCGATAGTGTTAATATCAGAAACGCCAAATTTCCAGTTATGAGTAACACATTTACTAAGCCTTACTGCACTAGAAGGCATTATATCTGGTATTAGGCTATAATACAAGTTACTTAAACGCACAACTGGTTTAGTATCTAGTACTTTCGCTATACTCGCATATTCGCTATAGCTATTAATTTCATCAGGCGTTAATTTTTCCCTTATACGATAAAGATCTGTAAAATTGTGTATACCAAAACTAGTGTATAACCCATGGATGGTGTTGAATTTTAGGCTAGTTAAATAATAGCAATACTTTAAAACTTTCCACATACGCATCATATCTGCATATCCACAATTTTCATTAACACATGTTAATCTGCTATTACTAACCGGACCCATTGAAGAATATCCACAGATTGGACAAATTTCAGGCAGTCTTATTTCAGCTTTAGCAGTTCCTATTATGCCGTTTGCTATACCAGCAAGATTTCCAAATTTCATAATTAGCTCAATTTCACTACCGATACCTAAGCGAAATTTGCTTACTAGATTCCAATCTGTGGTAAAGTAGCATTTCAGTATTCTACCATTAATTGTCACTGGTTTAAAAAACAACATAACACCAATTTCTTTTCTTTCCGTTAGCATAATTCGGAAACTTGTAATTGAAGTTTTCATAATTCTAAAATCCTTTTAAAAACAATTTAAAGTTCGTAAACGAAGTTAAAGATTAATTACCATTTCACTTCGTTTACGAATCAGTGCAAATGGTAATTAATCTAAAAAAGTTTTAACCGATTATAAATAAAATCAAATAGATAAGATACATAAATAAAGCATAAATAAAATAAGTTACTTAAAGTAGCATAAATAAAGTAATACTACTATTACATAAATAAAATAAAGATAGATAAAATAGGATACTTAAAGTAGCATAAATAAGATAATAACTAATAATTAAAATAGAATAGTTAAAATCTCTCCTTACTAAGTATAGTAGTATATGTAAATATACTACTATACTTAGTAAGTATTAACTCTTTATATTATATATTACTTTACCATTTTTCCAGAAACCTTTACCAAAATGAACTTTACATTAATTCATTAACACCTAGAAAACCTTATTATTAAATTTTATATTCATTTACTAACAATATACTGATTTACAGTACTTTAGACTTTCATTTCTCCTAGAGAAAATTGAACACTTTTATAACCTTTTAATACCTTTAGAATAAACAAAAAATAATCATTAAGAGTGCATAGAGTTAATACCCTATGTACTCTAGTTTTATTTATTCTTCTACTTCTAACTCTATACTATTGATTAAAACACTCTTAGTTTTATCAAATACTCTTACTATAACCTTTCTATTACTGTACTTTGTAGTTACTTCATAGTTCATGATCTTATCCATTACCACATTAACAAACTCTACATACAGATCATAGTTCTTATCTCTATGCTTATACAGAAACTTATAAGTATCTATTAGATCTTCTGTAGTTATATCATAACTCTTATTTAGTATATTACTACACTCTTTATAAGTTAACTTAAGTTCCCCTATAAGATCTTTTATAGTAGATGGTAGATATGACTTAATATCACCTAGATACTCTGTTATACCTAACCGTATGATACGATCTACTATTTTCTTATAGTAAGATTGTTTACTAACACTATCTGGACATAGTAACATATGAGCTACCTGAACTGGATAATGATTAATTAATACCCTATTAAGACTTATTACTGTATTAACTATGTTAACTAGCCTCTGAGGTTTATTCTTAGGTAACCATACCTCTTGTTCTTTTATAGGTATAGTAGTGATATAACAAATCTTATCAGATTTAATCTCCTTAGGGTCTATGTTATCATCTGCTAATTAAAGATAGAACATCTTATTTTCATAGTCGTAGTAGTACCTAACATGATGCCCTAGTAAACGTATAAGATCTAATACTTCTTGATATTCTACATCTACTTGTTGACGTTTTAAGATTTTATTAGAACGATGTAGTTCTGTTACAGTGTTCTTGATATCCAGATGAGATTTACTAGTCTTAAATGTCTTAGGTAAAACTATCTTGATAGTTGGTAAAAGTACTGCTTCGAATAGATTTAAGAACTTATGTAGGTAAGAGTATGCTAGTGGATACCTGCTACTAAAATCATAGTTAAGATATTGACTAAGTCTAGGTCCTCTTAACATAATGTTCTTAGTAAGTATAACCTCTAAGAGTGTTGCAGGTTGCTTTTGAATATAACGTAAGATAAACTCTATATCCTTTATGAAATCTAAAGCATCTTGTTCCTGATAGACAGGTAAGCCTATAGTGAATGTACGAATAGTCCTATGGTCATATACCATATTTACTCCTTATCTTTATATATTGTTTAAAATGCATTAGAGAGCTTTTAAGAGCATGTAGACATCAGGACGACCAATGTGTCGTCCTGATGTCTATTTAACTCTCTATGGGCTTCTAAATGCGTTCTAACGCTATTACAGCTGAGCATCGGGTCGTAAGACACTACCGGTCTTAGTATTGACATGGATAACTCTACTGTAGTTCTTATAGTAAATACCTATAGTAGATAAAGCTTTATCGTTATTCGTTAGTACTGATATTTTAACATCCTGTAAGATATCTAGTAACACACTCAATATCTCGTTATAAGCTTTACGACTAACATCTGAGTAATCTTTATTCTCGTATAACGTATACAACCAGTTGGTAAATATAAGATCTGATGTAAGATATGATTTACCAGAATAGATATACTTACTATAGGTGCTATCTATATAGCTCTTATATATTAGCTTATTGTCACTATTCAAAACACCAGTATTAAGATATGTTACTATCTGTTTAAGTATAATAACTTGGAAACTATACCTGCTAGTATCAGATTGAGCTAACATAGGTATAAGATTACTATTCTTAGAACGTATCATATCGTTAAGTAAGTTAACAAACTCTACCGTATGTTCTTTTATGTTAGCTTTATTAGATCGTGTTTTATCCTTAGGAGTTAACTCTATTATCTCTATAGGATATTTAAACGTAACAGCTTCCCTAACAACATCTTTATAGTCATCTGGTATATAACCAGCATAAAGTACTAATCCTTTAGCTGGTATGTTGCGTATACGAAATCTTAGATCGATATGTAATAACTTATCTATCATCCTACGTAATGGTATGATTAAATCATCCCTATAGTCAGGATCTAATGTAGTTCTTACTAACAGTATCTGATTTAAGATACGTATGATAGTTCTTTCAGGTCTACACACGTTAAATGTTTTAGGGCAAGTAGCTTTCATAGCTTTAATAACCACTTTCGTTATGGTCTTATGTAGTATCTGGTAGATAACAGAAAATGATAACTCTCCTAGCTTAAATCCATAGTTGTAAAAGTACTTATACTTATCAGACTGATGTTCGTATAGTTTACTTACAACGTCTAATGATTTACCATCTGCTATGATATTTTCCATAGCTTGTTGGTAGTTCTTAACAACAGCTTCTGGATTGATCTTATACTCACCTTCGTAGGTATAGTTACCTAACTCTTTAACGTCTCTGGGTACTTCTACACTGACAGGGTTAGTACGCATATTCACTATCATCTTTACAGTCTCCTTAATTCTCTATTTCATGTCTTTATAATCTATATCTGTGGTATAACACCATCTTGAATCGATGTATAACACTAACTTGATACCATCCATACGATAGCAGATGTTATATGTTAACAAGGATATATACTCCATTAGCTCATTAGCTACTTGATCGTATACTTTTCTACTTGTTTCATTCGTATCCTTATGCTTTATTAGTAGCTTAATATATTTTTTATAGTTTAATCTACTGTTAGGATATAATATTAACCAATCAACAGTCTTAGCTAAGTTATGTAGCCCTCTTAACTGTTTACTTAACATATCGTTAGCTGTATCTCCTATTATTCTCATTATGCCTTCGTTAACAGCTGACTTATTCTTATCTATAGCATTCGTACCAAATATCATATCTATAACTTTATCATTTCTCTCATTAGCTAACGATTTGATATTCTCTAAGTATCTAATCAAGAACGTAACGTTCATATAGTTTATACCAGCTTCTTCTACATTACCTTCCTCTAACGGAGTTATAAGGTAATCTGCTATAAACTCGTTATACTTAGATATCCAACATAACTCTACACGATTCCTATTCTCGTTATATTGGTAATTAACCATATCTAATACCTCTAACGCTATATTCTCTAACCCTGCTATCGCGTCTTTTTGGTATTCGTGGTCTATACTACTGTTAACCACTAACATATCTACTATTTTATTCAAAGTCTTCTCTATACGTTTCTTACCGCCTAATGTACTAGGGTATTTATACTTGCCTATAGTTACTACAAGATAGCATAACTGTTCGAATATGCCTCTAATATCGTACTCATACTCTTCGTCGTATTTAATCTCGTTAGCTAGACACCACTTCTTCAAGTTGTATTTATTCTTACCTACTAAACATAATAGCTTTAATAAACCATCTTTCTTTTTAGCAGTATTAACAACTATAGGTACTATTTCTTTTATAGTAGCTATAACGTGTTTATGATCACGTCTAGGATCTATTATTAAATCTGTTGGTAGCTTAATAACTACATTTTTTGCTATATTCATTTGTTGTACCTCTTTTCATATTTTTATTTCTTTATACTTTAACTCTTTATCCATATCGCTGTTACCTATTCGTAGGTCTACTCTTATACCATCTATTTGGTAATAAATACGATAAGTTAACTTAGATATAAAAGCCATTAGCTCGTTAACTATATTTTCATATACCTCTTTACTATTTGAACTAAAATCTCTATATTCCATTAACAACGTTAAGAACTCTCCATAGTCGATGTTATGTATAACATGCGTATTTAGTTTATTAACCCTATGTGCATAGTTATTCAGCTTTCGTAAGTTCTTAATATCATTATCAGCCTCATTGCTTATGATATACAGAAGCATACTATTCAACTCACGATGTTTCTTATCATTATTCAGTATCATTTCGATAACACTAGTATCCTTATCAGTGGCTAGCTGTTTAATGTTATCTAAATACTCTGTAACAACATTAACTTTCTTAAGATTATCAATAGCTCTTTTAATATCTCCTTCTTCAACTGGAGTTATGATACATTCTGTTACAGGATTACCATCAGCTCCTTTCCAACACACCTCTATAGCCTCTCTATACCTACTATAAGTATAATCGATCATATTCAGTAGTTTCAACGCTATTTGTTCTAATCCTTTTATCATATCTTTATGGATATCGTTATCTATAACGTCATTAGCTATCAATATCCCTGTTACTTTATCTAATACATCATCTACAGATTTATTACTACCTAATGTAACAGGATAAGTATACTTACCTATCGTTAGTACTAACTTACATATTTCATCTAGTAAGTCGTTAATGATATACCTATAATATTCGTAATATTCAACACCATTATCTATACACCAGCTAGTTAGTAAATATTCATCGTTACCAGCTATACATAGTATCCTTAGCACACTATCTTTTTCAACAGCAGTAGTAACTATACTACCCATAGCTTGTCTTATACTTTCTATCGTATGTTTTGGATAAGTAACAGCCTCAAAGCTTATATCTGTTGTTAGCTTTATAGCTATATCTTGTTTTGTACTCATTGTCTTATTCCTTTCTTATTCTGTTATAGTAACTGATCATAACTATAGGTTCTTAAATACTCTTTACCTTTAACAGTCATTTTAATAGTTACTTTATCCTCTACACTATAGTCTATACTATACGATAGGTCTTTAAATAGCTCTAGTACCTCTGTAGCTATTTTAGTATAAACATCTTTCTCTTTAGAAGCTTGATTTTTATTAACAACTACGATCGTTAACATCTCTAGTAGTGGTAATGGAGTTTTACTTACAAATGCTAATAACCCTTCATTCTCTTTCATTACTTTATGTAATGTAGGTACTTGATCTATATGATCGCTTATAATAGACCTGAAGTAACTATTGATCATATCGTTATTAACATCTATTATACGATCTAAGATAGTATATGCTTGGTTGTCTATAAGACACTTAAGTTCTAGTAAATGATCACCTACTATAGCATGTATCTTATCAGTATCTTTAGTACCATAAGTATTATGCTGTGAATGTGTTGGCTCTTTTACTTTATTAACTAGGTTAAGAAGATCAGTATCATCTGGATCCCATCCATAGACTAAAGAGTTTTCTATTATATCAAGATCTAACCTACATAGTAAAGATAATGCTACATTAGTAAGATCTTCTATTAGATCTAGTTCATGGTTCTCGTTAACAACATGATTAAGTAATAATATATAGCCTAATACAGTAGAGCATCTATAAGGAGTATCATTACTACCGAATGAGTATGGATAACGTTTCATAGCTATCTTAAAGAACGTATTAGATACATGCCTTAGTATAACGTGTAATGTACCATACTCTACATTATCATGTTTAAGATCATAATCACCTGTATAATCTAATAACGACATAATAGGTCTTTGTGCTAAACATAAGAGATCTAGTATCTTATTACGTTCTTCCATATCAGCTACTACATCTCCATATGCTTTCGTTATCTTCCTAAGAACTCTATTAGACATATTGTCTACTTGACTACCTGTTAACTTAATTTGCATGTTGTTCTCCTTATGTGTGTAAAATGTAGATAGGACTAATAGAGATAATCTCTATTAGTCCTATACGATTAATAACTCTTAAAGTCTTTAATAGCTTCTGATAATACTTCGTTATCTTTTAAGTTACTTACTATTTTATCTCTAGTAGTACGATATGTCCAGTTCTTATCTTCAGCAACTCGTAACAGTTCTTTCTTAACTGTTATACCTAATCCGCGTACTAACGTATGATCACCTAGGATATATAATACTATATCCGACATAGGTAATCTACTTAAATCTTCTTTACCAACAGGGTGATACTTAGTATACCAGGTATGGTTATCTTTTAAGATACCAGTATGAGACTCTAATAACGTTAAGTAGTTACTATTCAATAGGTCTAATGTATAATGTGTAGTTATTAGACTGTTGTTATAGATACTAGGTAATTTATTATTAGTCAACTTGATGATACCTGGTTTAGGTAATTTATCTAAGTAAGGTTGGTATAAGTTAAAAAGAGCTATAGCGTTTTGTATTTGTTTAATACCAGTGTCTTTATTAACGTTAAACTGCTGTATAAGCTTAATATAGTTCGGTATATAGATAACTAACCAATCCTCTGGTAGCTCTACAGAACTAGCTAAACTCTGTAAGATCCTTATCTCTGTTAAGATCTCTTCTACTACCAACTCTGCTAGTACTTTAGTGTCTACTTCTCCTAACGTAACAGTAACCTTAATAGAGTTAAGTAAGTTACGCATAAGAGTATAGATGTTGATACAGTAGTGATGGTATTTAAAAGGATCAACATGTGGTGGTATAACTAGATCTGGGTCATACCGTTCTGTGGTAGGAGTAAATAGAGACTCTAGTAGCAACCCAGTGCCTATAGATACTCCAAATGAAGTAGTAGTTCTATCTGTTATAATAGAACTTAGTTCTTGTTGTGTCATACTTATAATCCTTCATTTCTGTTAATGTCAGGTTCATTTGCTATCTTACAATCTAACATAGTTCTAAACTCGTCTTCTGATTTTTTAGTTATCCCATATTTTATAGCCTGTATAATCCTTTCATTAGTCTCTATACCTGTAGAAATAATATAATCAACATGATTCCATATGATAGAAATATAGTTATCGTCTACTCTACCACCGTTAAGCTTTATAACTGTTTCTAAGTACTCTCTTGGGAGATTAAACAGATTACCAATAACGAATAACTTACCACCTAGAGATTGTTTTGTAGGTAGATATGTTACTTTTATTATAGTAGCTAATTCCATATATACATTTTTAACTTTTTCCAAATGTTGATTTAACATTAATATTATAGTTTTTAGCATACTCTCTTTTTTATCTTTAATAGATATATAAAAATTATTACTTAATTCTTTAATACCATCATACCATTTATCGGTTATAAGACTACTTAGTTTAATAGCTACTTTAGTATCTATATCAGACTTAATCGCATATATTAAGTTCTGTATTGGTATGTTAACATTTTGTTTAATGTTATTAACTATTCTTTTAGCTGTTTCACTATTAAACTCAAGATTGTTTACTATATCCTTAGTTGTTAACTTATATAGGTCTACTATATTTTTAACTATACCAGTGTTATAAAGCTTTAGTATATCTCTATATGTAAAATCAACAACAAGACTACAGTATGTTACATACCTTTGTATACGTTTAATATTCCAATATTCACATAGATCGTTATTACATCTAATTGTAAGTGTATTGTCTTTAAACGAATTATGACCTAAAAACGCACCACATAATGGACATTCTTTTGGTATAGGAAGTGGTAATGTATTAGGCTCAATATCTATGTTTTTAATACCTGTAACGCCATAATTGTTTACATCTATAACCAATCTATTTCCTATTTCTGGGTGTATTGTATTAAATTCTACCCAGGTATATATAGGAACTGCTTTTATAGGTCTACCAGTAAGTGCCTTAACTTCTGGTTCTACGTTTAATATTGGTACTATGTTACCATTCTCTAACATAATATAACCATAACTCTTTACGGTTACTAACTGTGACAATGGTGTTACCGCCATTTTCTCTCCTTTAATATTTTCTTTACTACCAAGTAAAGAATATCTAACTTAACTTATGTTAAGTTCGTATAGTAGTACCTAACGTAGTTAGAACAGATTAGATAAAAAATAATATAAGAGTACTTACCTATATAACTAGGTAAGTACTCTACATTTACTAATCAACATATAACGATAACTTCTTATCTACTAGATAATCATTAAGATACTTTAAGAATCTTTTATTCCTATCTCTTTCATCTTCTATACCCATTAACTCCCTGATTAACCCTTCAGTTACATCTATAGGTACCTCTGTTGTTATTCTAGTATTATCTAGATACATATGATGTTTTACAGTAACCTTACAATGATTAGTATTACTATTATACTTTATAGTCATATCACCATAGTCATGACTATAGTCATCATCTTCTTCTAGAATATAGACTTCAATATCTATCTTTTGTTTTAAATCTCTTTTAGCTATATAGCTTAGTAACAGTAACTCTGTAAAATGAATACTTCTATTATCATAAGTGTCTAGATCAGCATCTAATGATTTACTTAAGTACTCAAATACATCATCTTTTAGATATTTTTTATAATCCTCTACAACACTATTATCATCAGTTGGTAATACCTTATACCTATTTAGTAACTTAACAGTATCATGATCATTTAGTAGATCAGTCTTAGTAAATGTTACTCCTAACAGATCTTTAATAGTGTATAATGTGTTATACCTATAGTCATAAGTAGTATAACCATACTCATATTCACCATCTAAAATACTTAGATCTATCAGTATGTTTTCACTATCATTACTTAGCATTCTCCCTAAGTTAGTTTCGGTATCTCCTATAGTTAACATTTGTATAATCATCTTCTTATCTCCTTCTTTTAACTTTTAATCTTTACATAACAATCTTATGCCACTATCTTTTATCTTATCATTAACATACTCTAAGAACCTTAAATTTCTATCACTAGTATTTGCTATACCTATTAACTCCTTGATAAACTCTTCTGGTATATCTACAAATACCGTTATCCTATCGTCAGTATCGTGGTTATTATCATGTTTATAATCATAATACTCTATAGTAACATTACACTTCTTAATATCACTATTATACGTTATATACAGACCAGCCTCATCTTTAGTATAATACTTATCTTCTTCGTCATCTTTATAGTAGATAAAAATATCAATACCATGTGTTAAATCTCTATTAGTTAGATAAGATAATGTTAATAACTCTGTAAAGTATAAATCAGTATTATCGGTTATATTATCATCGCTATTTATCTTATAGGCTAAATGCTTAAATGCATCTTCCTTTAGGTGCTCTTTATAGTTCTCTATTATACCAAAACTATCAACTGTTAATACTCCATATCTATCTAATAGTTTTACAGTGTCAATATCCTTTAGTAAGTCAGTAGTAGTAAATTGAATATCTAGAATATCTTTAACTTTATACAAAGGATTGTACTTATAGTTAAATGTGCTATAACCATATTCATCATCACCTTCTACTACCCCTAAGTCTAATAAGACTCTATGGTCGTTACTTAACACTCTACCTAAGTTAGTATCAAATGTACCTATCTTTAACATCTCTATAACCATCTTATATCTCCTTACATTAATTTAAAATACATTTAGATAGTCTTAGAGTACTTATATACCCTAAGACTATCGCCTTGTTACTTATCTTCTTCTTGCCTCTTAACATCTTCTGTTAAGTTACTAGGATTAAAGATCTTAGCTTTAAGATCGTTTATTCCATCCTCTATCTTAATAAGAGTTCTTCCTAGTCCTCTCTTACCTAATGAGTAAGAGAACCATAGTGCGAACCCTATAGTACCTGCTGTTATAATACCTTTCATAACCTTTACTCCTTATGAAATTAATTTTCTTATAACCCATACCCATGTGTTAGTTTCTGAGTCTATTAACTCTTCAGGCCACCATACATAGTTAGGCTTGAGCATGTAGTCAGGATATTTGTTATCTCTAAGAGTTACACCGTATAGTATATCGTCGATTAGAAATTGAAATCCTTCTACTTCAGTGTTTACATTATCTACTGCTGATGCTATATCTACCTCTTGCATCCTGGCGTAGAAACTGTCTTTTGTTATATAGAATTTACTTTCATCAACACGCACTCCATAATCGATATGGTAATTAGTTTTTTCTATATACTTATCTTCTTCATCATTTTCTTCATCGTCGTATATTATTTCTTCAATACGAGACATGACTATGCTTATATCGTTCTTAATGTTACGTAAAGAGATATATGCATCCTTTAAGCCATCGATAGCATCTGGTAGTGTTATATCATCTCGTTGCCTCATGATGTTTACTCCTTATCTGTAGGAATTATTCTAGCTATAGACCATAGGTATGTTTTCGTTTTAGGATCCATTAACAATTCAGGATACCACGCATACCCATCTCGTAAATTCTTATTAGGATAATTAGAATCACGTGTGGTTATGTCGCGATAGTACTTTGAATCCATTATTAAGAATGTATTATCAGCAGATGTAGGCCTAGTAATTTTTATTCCAAGTTTTTCAATTCGTTTATCCCAGTCTTCTAGTTTTATTTTACGAACATCATATGTCTCACTATTAGAACAATAGTTATTATTACTTATAGCTTGTTCTTCTTGTGTCTGTTGTTCTTGCTCTTGAGCTAACTTATTTAATTCCTCGAACCTTTTATAAGCATCCTTTACGCTTAAATAGCCATCTTGTAAAAATGGGTTATAAGGTTTAAAAGGATCAAAAGGTTGAGTATGTTCAGCTTTAAGTGCACCACTTCTATAATTACAAGTAGGTTTATACATACTAGCATTACCATACGGAGAAGAACCATACGTAGGTTGTTGAAACATATCTGTTGGTGTGTTATCGTTAGTTGCCCCTATACCTTGTAGCTTTAACATTAAAGTTAGATTATGCATATGCCTTCTAGTTTCTTTAATATCATTACCACTATTAACTATATTACCGTTTATCTTCATTAACGCTAAATCAGTATACGACACTTTATGCTCTATAGCATCTAGTTTATTCATTAACTTTTCTATCTTCTCTAACTTAGCGTCTATTTTGTCTAATCTAGATTGTAATTTTACTAACTTTTCGTTCATTTCTTGCTCCTTAATGCTAATCAACTAGTTTGGTTATATACCATCTATATGCATTGTTATCTTTATGTATAAGTGTACCAGGATACCATACATATCCTGGTTGTAATACTTTATTCGGATATACATTACTTCTAACGACTAGATTTTTATAAGCTCCTAATGCCAAATGTTTAAACACGAAATCAGGTGTATGAGCTGGTTCAGGCGATATACCAACTTCTTGTAATCTATTAAGCCACTCTTCACGGCTCATCACAGAGCCGGTGTGTTCAGTTCCAGCAAATACAGTTTCTGATACGTCATCTTGGGACTTTTCATCATTATTAAGTTTCTCATGTTGTTCCTGTGCTTCATTATCTATATTTTCTGTCTGTTGATATGTATCGCTAGTACCACAAAAAGGTGTGAACGTAGGCTGAGCTAACCCACTGTTAGTGTTCATCTGGTAGTTCTCGAACCCATTAGGTTTCATAGCGTGTCCAGCACTATGTACACTAGGATTAAATCCAGGCATAGGATTATACATAGGTGGTTGATACATAAATCTAGGCTGAATATTCATAGCCATTTGATTTGGTCCGTATGCTCCATACATTCTATTCAGTTCTGATCCAAATGTCTGTAAGAACTTAACTACCTCTTCATGTAGCACTCCAGGATTAGACGTCATCGTTAGTTTCATTATTTTAACCTCTAAGGCACTTATTTTATTTTCTAGACTATTTAACCTATTTAAAATTTCTTCGTTCATTGTTTCTCCTTATTGATTTTATACATATATAACGATAACTAGCTTACGTATGGCGGGTACGTAAGCTAGTTATCAACTCTTGTTTAGATATACAGTAAGAACGTATTCGTTACTTTACATAAATATACTGTTATGCAGTTATCAAATCTACTGTAGTTGTTATTATAGAGTTTATAATAACTTAATCCAGTTTTATTCGTTATACTGCTTAATGTACTCCATTCTGATTTAGTAGGGTCTATAGTAACTACTCCAGGAGTCTTAAACTTCAATAGGTTAAAGATACCATTCGTAAACACTACATCTTGTGCTAAAGTAAGTGTAAAGACCGTAAATACACTATCTTCTATTTCTAAGATATCTAGCCTTAAGCCATCGTTAATGAAGCTTACTAACATATCATAGACTAGGTTATTAAGCTCGTTTATAACATGGTTAAACAATCCTTTAGACTCTAGTATCTCTTTACATTCATTCCAGTCCTCTACAAAGTTATCTAGCGTTATTTCGAAGTTAATAAGGTTTCTAGTTAGTAACGATATCATATAGATCATTTCATTATCTAACATCTCTAGGAACGCTACTACTGGTCCATTAGATTTATCCTTAAGGATATCTTCCATAGCGGCTCTAAGAGCATCTACAAGAGCAGAGCGATCGCTTTCATTAAGGTTATTACTTAATAACTCAACAGCACTTTTTATATCGCTACATAATATCCTATTAGCATCTCCGAAACTACCGCCTTTTATTAGAACTCTATAGCTACCATGGATAGTCCTAGTGACTTTAGCAGGTGTTATAGCTTCGTTATTAAATATGTTAAAGTACTTAACGATATTGATGTTGCTGGGAGATGTTACGCTCCCAGCTATCTTAAGTACATCAGGTGCTGATGTTGAGTCATAAACATTAGTAATCATTTCTCTCTCCTTATAGTTAAATAGATTTTTGTTTCATTAGGGTCATACACATATCTGTATCTTTACCTCTGTTAAAGAACATTACCTCTATAATGCCTTTACTAGAGATAACGAACAGATTAACAAAAGTACACTCTTGTTCATTATTTAGCTCCTGTACTAAGTTATAAACCGTTCTATGGCTATATTGGCTTAAACGTATTACGTTATCTACCGATAACCCATGTGACTTAATATTATCATATAGATCAGGGCTATGAACAACATAAGCCTCTCTAACAGTTTTAAGAGTATCTTCTTCTAAGCCACTATCGTTAAGACTATGACGTTTTACTACTTTACTAAGATCTCCTCTAGCTTCTTCTACTATTTTATTCAAGATGCTGTAAGTAGTCTCTCTGTTCTTAATAACAGTGACATTGTTCTTGATGATAGTTTTAGCATCGTCTATATCATTAACGATATTATCTACGTATAGGTTAATGATAGCGTTCATAGCTAAGTTAGCTTTAAGAGTCCAATGCTTAACAAATAGATCTTCGTTCATTTCTCCTATAGGAGCAAACTTCTTAATATTCTCTTCTACATCAACTTTACATACAGTATCTGTTACCATAGCTTCACTACCTACTAACGCTAACGATATAAGATCTGTTAGTTTATAAGCACCTTCTATCTTAGTAGGGTTAATAGTAAACTCTGTATCAAATGTATCTTCACCTACAGCTTCTCCATTAGCATTAACACTAACACCAGTAGCACATAGCCATCCCGTGTTCTGAACAACAGGTGTATTTACTATAGGTGTTGTAGGAGTTTCTACCGTAGTTATAGGTGCTCTTGAAGCAAATTTATTAGTAGCAGGTGCAGGTGTAGTATCGTTATAGAATGACGCAAATTCATTTACGTTATTAGTATTAGAAGATCTATTATATCGAGCGCTAGGTCGATTAGTGTTCATAAGGTTATTGCCATCATACAGAGGTTGAGTAGACTGTAAGATACCACTTCCTAATGTATTGGCGTATGGGTTGATAGGTTGTTGTACATACATGTTATTACCGTATGCATTCCCAATTCCTTGCTGCATATAGTTCCTTTCATTAGCTTTTTGTATATTTTGTTTAGCCATAGCTTCTGCCTTTTGAACCAACTGACTAAACATAATGTTACCGTTATTAACAACAGTACCTAATAACTGGTTCTGTTGTAATATATTTAACATAACAGGACTTTGGTTACTATTCAGTAACGTATTAACTATCTGGTTACCATCTAGTTTAATACCCTGTTTCATACAGTCGATAAGTATAAGAGCTACTTTATTACTAAATATAGTAATGATCAAGTTAGTTAGGTCTGGAGTTAATACTCCAGTACCTAATTCTCTTATAGCTCTGTTCTCGAAGACTATCGTATCTTGATACAGATCAGTCCTCAGATTCTCCATCGCTGTTATCATTTCCGATCTCGGATTCGTCATCATCGTCACTCTCTCTTTCTTTCTCTATTCCTTCTTGTAGATCTTCTATAGCATCTTTAAGTTCTTCATCAACGTCAGCAGCATCAGTAACACCTCTTAATGCAGCATCTAGTTTATCTATAGCTGGTTGTAAATGTGGCGGTATGATAACGTGCCCAGTAACTTCATCCCATTGACCCCATGGGTTAGCCCTTAAACTAGGTGATGGTGCTGCTTTAATAAGATACAATAAGCTACCATAAGCAAACATAGGTGCAGTTAGTGTTTTGATATTATCTGGAAATGGAGTCTTACCACCTCTATGTACACCTTCACCTCTATTCTGGTTCTCTAACTGTGATGTCGCTTTATAGTATAGACTATCGTTACTTATATCAGCTTGTGCTAATGCTAAACTAGCACTAGAACTCTTAACTAGCTTATAGATAACTTTCTCGGATATATCAATATTTATTATCCTTTTGATCTCATCTTTAGAAGGTGGTTTCTGACCATTCTTTTCAAACCTCTGGTTGATCTGCTTAATCGACCTATTAAAGCCTATGATAATATAGTAGCAGATATAGTAGTGTAAATCTATATGGACATGGTTAACATTCCTATTATACTCTTTAGCGTTATTAACACTATGAGCATAAATCTTAATGATATACACTAACAAATCCCAGAAGTCACTAAGCATAACACCTACGTTAGCTAGTTTCCTACTGATGATTTCATCCACATAGCTATCTAATGCTGTTATATGCTCTTCTAGGTCTATCAATATCTTTTCTACAGATACAGTGGATTTACACATACCTTTACCTAGTAATAATCTCCATACTTCTTTTTCAAGGTGTATCTCTTTCAGCCACTTGTGTTCTGCTTTATCTACTATAGTCTGTTCTGCTTTAGGTCTCTTTTCGCCTTTCTTAGGTTCCGGATACAACTTTAAGGTTTCCATATAGTTGTTATACGCTAACTCTTGATTAGCTAGTATCCTAACGATGTCTTCTTCTACTCTACCATTAACCATATCGAAGCTAACTATGATACCAGATATAATATTCGTTAACAACGGATCTAACTTAAGTTTCTTATCTACTAGAACTTTGATCTTATGCTTCCTATATTCTACACCACGGTCATAAGCTTTAGGTCTTTCACCTACAGAACTATAAATATCGTATGCTGGATAGTCTTCTGGGTTAATATCTTCATATCCAGCATACTTTATCAGTATCTGACCATCTTGTACGTTAGTATACCTTCTAAGAGTCTCTTTAAGACCATACTTACATAGCAAATATAACCCTAATGGTGTTTTAGCTCCTGGGCGCATGTTGTCTTTAGTACCAGAGTTCAAAATGCTACTATATAACAACTTAGGCATCTCTGGGTTAGGGTTATCGTTAAGTATAACTCTTTTACGTTCAGATGTAACATGGATCTTATCTCTATGTAGCCTGATGAATATTCTATCTGGTTTAACAGAGATAACTAGATCTGTTAATACTGGCATAACAACATATTTCGTACCAGATATAACAAAAATATTACCTGGATCGCAATATGGTAAGTAAATATACTTAGGCATGATCTGTCCATTATATTCGAACTCAAAAACACATAGATATACATTGTTCTGTGCTATATCAGCTGGTTTACTACCAGCTTTACTTAGCGCATCTTCCATCAACTCTTCTTCTGGAGTACATATCCTATATCCTCGATACTTAAAATCTATCTTAGGATTAACTTTCTCCATACTGATCTGTATCATCTTGTTGATGTACGCTGGAATGTTTTCGAACACTTCTTTAGCAATACCACGAACGAACTTATCGTTCATCCGTGGTGTATGCTCATCTAGTGCTTTAGATAACAAATTATCCATGTTACTTTTCTCCTTATTAGTATTTTTTATAAAAACGTGATCATACGATATAACGATCTATTTAAATAATGTCTAACTTACTTTTAGTAGCCTTTTAGTCTTCGTTAGCTGTAAAAGCATCGAATATATTCTTCACTTCGTACCAGATCTTTTGTCCTAATACTAAACCTTGGAATACGTTATTTAGTAGTTTAGTAGCAATATCACCTGGAGATTCTTTAATCTTAGCTTTACGTATCTTCTCTTCTACATCAGCTTTCTTTATAGCTACATCAAGTTCTTTATCTTTTAGTTTAAACATCTGGTCTGATATATACGTAGCATAATCTATATCCAGTTTCTTATTCTTATATACCAGTTCTTTCTGTTTAAACACAACCTCTTTAACTTTAAAATCTGTAGTAAGGTTCTTAGCTTCGATATTACGTATATCAGCATCTAGTTTCTTACTAGTTAAGAACTCTTCTGTCATACCATTAGCTACAGCCATATTTCTATCTGTATATATCTCTAAAGCATTAAGGTTCTCGTCTGTTATATCGTACTTATATTCTACTAATGTCATATCACCAGGGTTGTTAGTAGTAACTATTATCTTTTCTTCAACACCATAGCTATTTTCAACTGCTATGCTACATACTCTACCCATGATCTTAGTATAATACGTTTTACCTAGCATATTAGGAGATGAACTTCTTATTTTACACATTCCACCTATACCAATATTATCTAATACCCTATTCTCTTTTGTACTTTGTCTACCAGTGGCAGATTTACTATAAGGGTGTTCTAACCTATCACCTGCTATTTCGTTAATAGCTACCATAAGATCTGTGTTATTATCATAGTACGTTCCACCATTATACATTATCTTCTCTATAGGAATAAATATAATATCCTCAGTGCTTATGCCATTCCTAGATGCTAATGCGTTAAAGATACTATTCCTAGTCTCTGATAGTCTTTTATTAACAGACCTTCTAAAGTCATTCCAGTCATGACCAGTATTAACAGGATACATACGTATACCAGCATTATTAACAACACTTTCTAAGAACAGTACGTTACCATATGTATAAGCAGTCTCTTCTAGTCTATAGTTACTAGTTTCCCAAGTACCTGGTTCAACAGCCTGTATGAACTTATTAGCTCCAGCAGAACATAAATAAGCAGCTTGATCTACATCATCACTCTTAATATAAGAAGCTCTCAGTTCTTCTTTAGACTCAGGGTGTCTGATAACATAATCACTTACTTTACCTACTTGCGTCCTAATAAAGTTATCATAAGCATTTTTATATCTTATGGTATCTTTATCATTACCTTTAATATCATATTCGATATTATGGTTATCATAATGGGCTTTAACGATACTCTTCCATCTTTTTAATGCTATACTAGCATCTTCATCTTTCATCATGTTATCAAGGTAGTAAGTATCAACACCACCGTTGAATAAACTAGCTGATTCTAGCTCTAATGGTAACCCAACACGATAGTTAGTACTTAAATACCAATTCCTATTATCCTTTAAAGGACTATACGGTAATAAAGGATTAGTATATGTCTTATAAGGTTCTTTCTTCTCTTCTGCGAACATATAATCAGTAACCACACTACCATATTTACCATACTTATGGAATACACTCTCTTCTAGGTCTTTATCATTAGGTATGATCCAAGGTTTATACTCATCTCTCAGTTCTTGAGTATAACATTTAGTAACGTCGAATTTACTTATCATAGCAGTAAGATCACTACTTATACTATCATAGTGTCGATATGGAGTAGCGGTCTCTGCTTTAATACCTAACCTAACACTATCAAACTCTGGTCTAGCTAGTACACTGTCCTTAACTATGAATACACCTTTAGCACCAGTAGGAATATTTAATGCTGTATAGGTTATTTCATCTAGGTCATTTTTTACTCTTACTAGTCCAGGTCTATTAGATCTGTCAACAACATGTATAGTACTATCCTTAGGATCTACGTTAGTGAATACCCAAGTCTTATACATCCAGTATTGTTTATCAGGATCAACTGTAGTTGCTGTATTGTTATTATTATAACTATAATTACCTTTATAGTCACACTTGAAGAAATAGTTATTCAGTATAGGAGTTACTCTCTTTACCTTATAATAATTTCCATGTTTATCTTTAGTTAAACCCATAGACTTAACAGCTGTTTCTAATCTGTTACACTCTTCAGATGTTAGTCTTAAAGAGCCACGCTCTACATAAGCTTTTTCTAACTCTTTAAGATAACCTTCTATAGTCTTAACTTCAACATCGGTTGCTTTACAAGCTTTAACTATAGGTGCTAAGATGTGAATAAACATCATAGTGTTACGATCACATCTCTCGAACTCTTCTACTGTTATACCAACAGAAGTTAGTGTATAGACTTTATTGTTATCATAGTCTTTACATATCTTCTCTTCTGTCATTTGGTATAAGTCTTCTTCCGTTTTATCTATAACATCGTCGATAGATCCAATTACTACCATATCATTTTCCTTAGTATTTTATTTTCCTACTAAGTGAATAATATCTAATTAACGTAAAATAAAAAATACACAGTACAGAGAGTATGAACTCTCTGTACTGTGATATGTATGTATATCTTAAGATAACTATTAAGATTATAATACTACTTTGTAGTGGCGTACGTTTTTCTTAATAGCTTCGCTTAGACCCTCAATCTCAAACTCAGCAACTACTGGCATAGAAGGGATGAAGCTATAGCGAGGTTCGATATGAAGCTCTTTAATAGCTGTTTGTCCACCTCTAGAGATTTGAACCTCACGGTTGAACGGTGGTGTGTATAGACCGAAACCGAAGCTCATTAGGTCAGGAGCTGTATTTCTATCTGGGTTATCGAAGTCTGTGAACGCTACGATGATTCTATCTTTCATAATAGGGTTGCATGTTGTTACGATAACAGCGTCTGTATCAAATGTTAGGTTAAATGTGTTAGAGCTAACAGATGCGTTAACAGATGGTTGTAGCTGTTGTCCTAGGTATCTAGCGATATGTGGCTCAGTACCGATAACAACTGTTTTGCGTTTACCAGGACGTAGTTTCTCATATACGTTAGTATAGTTAGACTCAACACCCATTACAGTAACAACGTCTGCGATGTTGTTCAAAATACCAGCAGCGATATCTTGGATTCTCTCATAGCTTCTTAGGCTATCAACGTTATCTTTAATCTTTAAGTTCTCTTTGTGGAAGAATGGGTTAAAGACTTGGTCAGCTTGAGTTTTAGTTAGGGCACGATCAAGTGCACCACCAGCTTGTAGATCACCTAGATATTTAACAAAGCTATCAAGAGTATTAACAGCAGAAATACTCATAGCAGCGCTTACAGCTAGAGATTGTTTCTCAACAGTTACAGCGATAGCATCGTTATCATTACCTGTTAGATCGAAAATAGGTTTAAGAATGTTGAAGCCACTTCTGAACTCGCAGATGTGTCTATATCTTAGAGATTCTGATTGTAGTAGAATGCTTCTCTTTCTAAAGTTACTATTAGTAACAGCAACATCTAGATCATAACCAGCAACAGCGATCTTAGCAAGCTGTTGAACGATAGCTAGACCATCACCAGTTTTAAGATCAGTTACTGCAGTACCATCAGATACTTTAGTAATAGATACAAGATCTAGAGATGTAGAGTTAAGTTTAATAGTACCTTTATCAGTTCTTACAGTACCAGTAACAGCTAGCTCTACTTCTACTTTATACTCTGTACCACCAGCGATAGTAGCACCGAATAGAGCGTTATCACTATTCTCTTTATCTTGGAAGTCTTTAGCATTCTTAGTATTCAATACGAATTTACCATTGAAGTTAAGAGTAAGCTCTTTGTTATGTCCTTCTGCAGGTAGTTGGAATGCTGTTCTAGGCATATGCGCTAGATTTAGTTTGTACTGTAGATCTTTGCTAGCAGCATTCTTAAATCCTAGGTATAGATTAGTAATGCTCATAGCGCGATCTAGTGCATCTGTCATATCGGTAGCGTTACCACGAGCTAGATCAGCTGCTGTATTAGTTACACCAAAGATATCAATGTTAGCACCCATTTTATAAGGAGCTGAGTTGAAAGTCTCTCCGTTGATAACAACACCAAATTTAGCGTCATGTACCAATGCTACTTTATCATTATCATTCTCGATAAATGGTTTAAGTCTTAGTCTGTTCTCTCCAAGAAGCTCGTTGTTGAATAGGTTCTTCAAGATTGGTTTAGCTTGCATATCAACATCGATACCACGTGGAGTAACGTGTCTAAACTCTTTAATAAAGTTATCTACTGGAACTTTAACCTCGTAGAATGCATCAGCTGGAGACATAACGATCAATGGGAAGAATGCCTCTGCAAACTCATCTTGTTTAGAAGATGCAACAGCTAGAACGATAGTTGTATAGTATACAGATTGTAGTTGCTGACCATCGAATGACTCTAAGTTAATATTGATATCGTTAAGAACGTTACCGAAGTCAAGGCTTGTGTTAGCAGACTCAAGGTTAATACCCTCTTTATCAGCAGGTGTCAAGCTATCGTAAGATTTATTCAAAGCTTTTGCAAAAGCACGTGGGTTAGAAGTCATGATAGCGGCTTGAACAGCAGCAGCCTTTTTTACTGGTGGTAGTTTAACACCACCAAGCTCTTCTAGGTTAACACTATCTAGCGTAGCACTAAGATTAGCTTCTAGAGCATCATAACTCTTTTTAGCAGTATCTAGATCTGTTTTGCTAAGACTCTCAGAGTTGAAGCTATATGTAGCAACTGAATTTTTGTCTAGTGATTTATAAAGCTTCTCAGAAGCGATAAGCGCTTTGAAAAGACCAGCGATTTGGGTTTTTTCCATACTCATATGTGTTCCTTTATAAGGTTATTTATTTTGTATATTCCTCGTTTGTATTCCTCGTGTATGACAGTAATCCTGACTATAATAGAAACAATATATCCTAGCTACAGATACTTCTATCTAGTGTTTTCAAATAGACATTAAATAACGAACTACTATGTAACTCTTGGGTTCCAAATGTACGCTGATATTCTCTAACTATATCAGAAAGTACGAACCTGTTAAATAGTTCATAGTTACTTAAGAGTAGGTTACCAAACCCTTTATACATTACTACGAATAAAATATTATTAGTAACGTAAATACCATAAGGTTTTTCGGTATTACTCATTATAACATCCGTTATATACGTATGGTCTAGTTGATTTGGAATAGTTAGAGAATTAAGTATAACGTTATTTTCTACTTCTGATATCTTCTCATCAGGTCTTACTATATTACCACCTGCTAATCCTAATACCTTCTTAATATAGCCATCAGCTACTAATAGTTTCTCTATATCACTATCGCTAATATGTAACTCTTTAAGACCATAAGTTAAAAACTTAATTTTATTAGGATCTTCATATGGGTTAACTTTATTATCTATAAGTTCTATTTGTGGTATATTAGATAAAGCAGGATAGCTCTCTATATCATTTAGTTTCGTATAGAAATGATAGTCTAGTAGATCTAGATATTTCATCTCTGGTTTAGTATCTGTTCCTACTAAGTAGCTAGGAACAAATAACACTACTTTATTAGTTTTACTAGTATTCTCTCTAGCTGTTGTAAACTGCATCAAGTACTCCTTATTATATAGGTTAAAAAATCACACAACAGCCATATCTAGCTATATCTTTAATAAATATAACATAGAGTTTGGATGTAGAGTTTTAAATAATGTTAATAATGTTAGAGAAGGAAAATAATGAATAAAATTGATATATTAATAACTTGTATAGTGTTATTGTTCCGAGAAAGAGAAATAACTAAAGATGGAACATATGATAGTAGGAATCTTGTTAAGAGTATATTAGCTGTTACTAAACCTAAAAGAAAAGAACTATTAGATAGTGACTTTAATAACCCAGAGACTCCGTTAGTAGATCTTCTTAATAGGATGATAGCTAACCCAGAAGCATATGACGATAGATTAAATCTTCTAGGAGAACTTAAAGTAATATTCCGTACTAATACATTATATTACGATACAGCTCATGATCAGTTAGCAGCTGAGATGACAGATGGCGGAATGAAACGTTCTGTAACCTCTATGGTTAATAAGATAACACAGTACTATAAGTCAGCTACTGCTATACAAAAACTTAATTTATTAACTTATAATCTTAATAACGGTAATATTAAGAAATCGGTACCAGATGATATTTTAGAGATACTACCAGAGTTAGAGTCGTTATGTAATAAGACTAGTACTAAAGATGCTGGTATATTAAATACAGTACAGTTATCTTCTAAAGATGATATGGATAATATCGTTAAGAACCTTAAAGCTAATAAAGGAGAGGGCGGTTTACTTAAAACCGGTTGGGTACAGCTTAACAATATGCTACAAGGTGGATTTTTAAAAGGGCAAATGGGTATAGTATGTTCATTACAGCATAACTATAAATCAGGTTTTCTTAAATCAGTGTTTATGCAAGTAGCTCGTTATAATAAACCACTGTTAAAAGATCCTAAGAAGAAACCAGCATTAGTATACTTAAGTTTCGAAGATGAAACTACTGATACATTAGAGTTTATGTATACATATTTATACTACCACGAGAATAGAAGACTACCAGAGAATGAAGATGATATTAAGAACTTAACCGCAGAGCAAGTACAAGAGTACATCATTAAGAGGCTAGGAGTAAATGGTTTCGAAATATTCTTAGTAAGAGCAGATCCATCATTATGGACATACCAAAATATATTCTCTTTAGTTAACCAATACGAAGCGCAAGGTTATGAAGTACAGTTCCTTATAATAGACTATCTTGCTATCTTACCTACTACAGGTTGTGATACATCAGGTCCTACAGGAACAGCGTTAAGAGATATGTATAGACGTATGAGAAACTTTAGTAGTTCTAAAGGCATAGCATGCTTAAGTGCTCATCAGCTTAGTACAGAGTCTAAAGCACTTATTCGTAACGGTATACAAGATTCATTATTTGTTAAGGAAGTTGCTGGTAAGGGTTATACAGAAGGATCTAAACAGATAGATCAAGTTATAGACTTAGAGATCTATATCTATAAAGCTAAAATTAATAAGAAGTGGCATCTTACTGTTAATCGTGGCAAGCATAGAGGTGTAGGAATTATCGATGATAACCTACTGTACTTTGCTCTACCATTCCCATATAGAGCTCCTATATTAGAGAACATCAACGACGAAAATATAGAAGAAGTTAATGTAGAAGAACTAGAGGAAGATGCATTCGGGTTATGATTTTAATATAAAGGAAGAACTATGACATTAGGACAACATCAAGAAGCCTTTATGCGAGACTTTTCTAAACTACTTATATTCATCCACGAGAATGGATATGAAGTACGTGGCGGTGAGCTACTAAGAACTCCTGAGATGCAAGAGATCTATCTTAAGACTGGTAAATCTAAAACAAGTAAAAGTAACCATCTAGTTAAATGTGCTGTTGACCTCTTTATCTTTAAAGACGGTAAATGGCTACAAACAGTAGATGAACTTAAAATGTTTGGAGATTACTGGTGTAGCTTGAACGAGATCAACCAGTGGGGCGGATTCTACCAGAGCTTTAAGGATACCCCGCACTTTGAGAGACGTGTACAGTAATGTATACTAATTAGCATTATTATGAGTAAGCAAATCTTTTTAATATTTTTTCAATTTGCTTACGCTCCTAAAAAATGAGATCTGTATAGGTAGGAACCATATCGGTTCCTACCTATACTTTTTATTCGTTTGGTACTGTACAACAGGGCTGTCGCTTCGTTGAATGGAAGGTATTTCTATACTATCCGTTACTTTTTAACTTAAATTTACAAGGAGTTTTTGTATGTTAGCAAATATTGTTTCGCATAACAGAAAACATGATAGTACGACTACCTTGAAGTTTGGAGAAAATACATTAACACAAAATGTACAACTAGATCTTGTAGATACAGAAGACGCTACGTTACTTAGTGATGTTACTGTTTATGACTATATATCTAGAATCAGAACTCCATTCCTTATGGGCTATCCAGCTATAACTTCTCCTAGGAACGGAGATTTAGTTACTAATGCTACTGTTTTTGAACTAACCCCTTACCAACCTAATACTAACTTTACAGGTACAGTAGATAGCGTTGAATGGCAAGTAGCATCTGATAAAGAGTTTACTAACATCGTATATAAGATAAGAGCTAGAGAACAAGATGTTCCAGGTGGAGACTTTAGTAAGTTTCGTCCTAGTAGTATCTATGTTGGTTCTGGTTATTACTATGTACGTGCTAGGTATATAAGCTATCCACACGCTAGCCCATTTACACAACCTGTTAAAGTTAACTTCCCTTCTTTTAAAGTAGAAGTACCAAGACTAACTATGGAAGCTAATGAGTTACAACCTACATTTGATTCAACACCTTATAAACTAGCTCCTGAGTTCATAGGTACAGAAGCTGATGATCCATTAGATTACGTAACATGGACTCTTAAGAAGATACCAGATGGTAAAACAGTTGATAGTGAATATGTTAATGGTCTATTAGAACAAGATTATATACCAGATGCTAAAGTAGTTAAACAAGCTTCCGATACTAATAAGTATAAATTAACATTTCCTATAACAGATACAACTACTAACCAAGAAGTTAAACTAACTGCTAATACTAACTACTTAGTTACAGTAGAATATAGAGGTAATCGTTATGCTACTGCTAAAGGTAAAATAGTATTTCAAACAGGTAACTTTAAAGTAAAACCACCTAGGTTTAAACTAGTATCTGGTAATGATGGAGTAGTAACTGTTAACGTAGAGTCTATAGAGACTTACGAAGGTTCAGATACTCTTAAGAACTTTAGGATAGTAGTTATCAACCAGACTGATAGTCCACAACATGTTGTTCATACAGCAGAAGTTACTGATTATACTTATCGTATACCAGATAACGTATTAGAACCATCTACTAAGTATTCAGTATCTGTTATAGCTAATGGTAATAAATTTGGTCCATCTGATACTTCTGTATTAACTATCAGTATGCCTTACATAGGTATAGAACCACCTATCTTAACTGTTACTACTAGAGGTATGGAACCTACAGGTAGGTTAAGTCCATTTAGAACTATTAAGAGTAACGATACTATGCGTGGTACTCAATGGTTACTCTATAACCATGCTAATACAGGTGTTGATAATTTAATACAAGAGTGGACTAAAGAAGACTCTGACACATTCTTAGTTATAGAACGTAGATACTTAGAAGTTAATACTAACTATAAACTAAGAGCTAGATACTTAGGACATAAGTATAATAGCCCATGGGTAGAAGAAGCTTTTAAAACATTGAATATAGTAGTAAGACAACCAGTAGTTACATTAAGTAACTTAGGATTAGTTATAACTGCAGATGTTAGTGATTATCAAGTAGTAGGAGATAGTGACTTAGCTACTCATGTCGTATGGAACGTATATGAAGTAGAAGTTATACCATCTTCAGATCCATTACTACCAGCTACTGAAACAGTAGTTAACCATATAATACAGAATAAGCAACTACCGTGGAGTAAGAAAACATTGAAACTTACTAGAGACGATGGTATTAAACGTAACACTCGTTATAAAGTAACAGCTAAGATCTTAGGACAGAGTTATAACTCTCCTGTAAGTGAAGCTGCTTATATTAACACACCTAACGTATTCGTTAAGATACCTATAGTTCATATCTCTGGAGAGTTTGAGAACGTACCTAGATTTCCAGCTATAACAGGAGCAGCATTCGCTACTAACCTAGATACAGACACACATAAGAAAACTACTTGGAAGATAGAAGCTGTTAATACTGGAGATATCGTATATAACGAAGATAGTACAACAGATCTTACTTACTTAGCGTTAACAGATAATGTTCTTACTACTAACACAGAGTATAAACTAACTGTTATATATCATGGAGAGAACTTCGGAGCAAGTGACCCAGCAGTAGTTAACTTCAAGACTAGAACTAGATTTATAGAAATGCCAGATGATGGACTACCAACAGTCTTACTAGGAGATGATAGTAGCAACGATACTACTAAATATTATGGTACATATGGACTAACAGATCTTAACGGTACTAGAAATTACCTAGGTGATTGGAATGGTTATACAGAGTATGGAGTAGATTCTCAAGTACTATACGAAAATAGACTATGGAGAGCATTAGACACTTCTTCTTATGCTTCGTTAGGTAATAACGTACATCTTAATAAGAACAGAGTACCAGGTAGAACTAACGATAATAACATCGTATACTGGGAAGAAGATGATCGTAATAACCTACCGACTTATAAATGGTTACTTAAGAATATAGGTTTCTTACCAGGAGTAACAGATAATAACAAAACTAAATTAACTACCGATAGCATTACTAAAGGTACATTAGCTACTGGAGATAGTTTACTAACTAAGTTTATGGTAAAATCTAAGATACTATATGTATACACTAACCCAGAGTTAATTAATATCTCCTATAATGATCTTGCTTTAGCTGGTCTTACTGGTCAAGGTAGAACTATACGTATAGGAGAACGTTTATACTGGTTAAGATTACTTACTATAGAAGAGATAGCAGAACTACAAAGATTTAAACAAGTAGTAGATACTACTAATATAGTTAACATAGATGTAGATGAACCTTGCTGGTTAGCAGATGACGGTAACGCTACTGATGGTGTTTATAACAGTGGTTCACAAACACATGGATTCGAACGTGGTAATAAACGTAATAAAGGTTTAAGACTAGTACTAGAGTATATCTCTCCATATGAAGAACCATGGATATTCGCTAAGAGAAAATATCCTTCACTTCAGTATGATCGATATACTGATACTGGTTATTTTGGTATAGTTACTAACACTATAGATCGTTTTAACGTTTATACTGCTCTAGGTATTGATAAAGGTACTAGGATTAACTTAGACTTTGGTTACTTAGCATTCTGGAACCATGGTAAACGTATACTTGTTAACCGTGCTTCTATAGCATATGGTATAGAGTTTGATTATCTTGTTAACTTAGGTATCGTATATGGACCTGATGTAAAACTTAATGGTTATACTAATAGGAAAGTTACGACACTAGGTGATAACTTAACATATAACGTTAGGTTACTAAGAGGTGGTCCTTCTTATATGGATCTAGGTCCTATAGAAGATCTACCTAATGATAAACTAGTAGCTAATGCTAATTTGTTTAGATACTCAGAGTGGAATGAGCTTGTATACCGTGTAGCTAACCATATTCCACTAAGCGTTGATATTAATAACTTCCATGGTGGTTTCCAAATCGGTAAAAACTGGGATACATTAGATAATATTAACATAGGAGTATTTGAACATTACTCTGGTAACGGATGTCATGATTTCGTACTATCTACTGTTAACGATAATGAAGTTATTTCAAGAGGTGGTACTAAACTAGAATCTGTTTACTACGTAGATAAATCAGTTGCTAGAAATGACCATGGTGTAAGATTAGTATTAGAAGATACTACTAATTTTAGTATTTAAGTAATATAAGGAGAACAATAGTATGTTAAAATACACAGAGAATACTTTTAGTTTTTATAAGTATAGAGGTAGTTACATAGTTAAACCAGATAACGTATCTAGAGAGATATTTACCGATAATAAGGACGACATCGTCCTTATGGTAAATACTTATCCAGATCGTTTTACAGATTTAGTAGTAGAAGAAATAGTTCCTACTGTAGAACAAACTAAACGACTAGAAGAAGTTAATGAGTTTAATATAGATCATCCTGATAACTATATATCAGATTTTACTACATACGTAAGATATGGTATCTTAACTAACCAGGATCCTAAACTTAACGAATTAGCTCTTAAAGCTAAAGACGAAACAGTTAAGTTTCTAGTAGATGAACTTAAACCAGCTATTAAGAAAATACGAGATGCTAAATCTATAAGTGGTGTAGAGTCATTCGGTAGAAAGTTTGATTCAGACTCACTAGCTAAAGAGAACATAACTGGTTATGTTACGTTAGGACTACTAGATGTAGTTGCAACTGATAGATGTGACCGTATGTACGATTGGAAAGACTATGATAACCAATTTGCTAAACTTACATATGAACAAATATGTCAGTTAGCTAAACTTATAGCAGGACACATACAAGCATGCTTCAGCGCTGAAGCATTAACATATGTAGAACTAGCTAAGCTATCTGTAGAAGATCTAGTTAAGTTCGAACCTACTAGTAAATATGATAGAATAGGAAGAGAAGTTAAAACAGAAGTAAATCACATCACCGGTAAAACAGTAACAACAGTTGAGTATGCTGATTTAGCTAAAATCTATAACGAGTGTTATACACTAGCGTTAGATGCGATTATGAGAGGATAACGTAAATGAGTAAGTTAGTAGAAGTTAAACCTATATTAGCATTACGTCCTTATACAGAAGATTCTGGTAAGATAGCTAAGATCATTAACTGGTGGTGCAAGTCTAAGTATTATCATGTAGAACTTATACTCGGAGATCATTGGATCTCCGCTACACCTGATGAGGGTATCTATGTTAAAGATCTTAAACCTTTAGATCATGAACGATATGAATATCTAGAGTTACCTACTATAGCTCTATCGGAAGAAACTTATAATAACATATGGGAGTATATTAAGAAACAAGTATCTCCTCGTTATGATACTATGGGTCTAGTATGGAACCAAGTATTCGGTATCTCCTTGTATAACAAGAGTTGGTTCTGTTCAGAACTGATAGCAGATATCTTAACTATCTTAGGTTATCCTAAGTTCTTCGGTAATACTCCATCTGAGTATTCTCCTCAAGATCTATATGATGTGTTTACTAAAGAAGAGGAAGTTAAATTACGTAGATACTCTCTCTATATCAGATTTAGAAGCTTGATACACGCTATAACTAACTCTATCATTTACTTAAAATGTAAATCATGGGTTCTAAGTTTATTTAAGCTTATTAAGCTAGGATATAAGAAAGTAATGGATAAGATAAGAAAGAATAAACAAAAATCTTAATACGCAGCTATACCATACTTTACGTTATGGCTGACACTATAAAAACTAAACTATAAGGTGGTAATAACGATGAGTATGTTAGTGCTACGGCTAAAGAATATTGATCAAACTAGAAATGTTGACTGGATATATACTAACTGGGAAATTTCAACTGCTAAGAACTTCGAGAGAAGTAAAATCATATTTTCATCTTACGAGGATAGGGTTAATAAATCCTCTATCTTCGTAGAGATGACTTTGAACCCAGGTACTAAGTATTATGCTAGAGCTCAAGTCTTTACGAATAAAGGAGCTCATAAGTGGACGAACCTAGATGTATGGACCCATAAAGCATTTGACGACCTAGAGAACCAATCAGATTTACCTTCAAGAGTTAACTCTCCTGATATAACTACTGACTCTATAGTCAATGACCATATACCTACAGGATTCTATATCATCTGTAAAGAGTTTGCAGCCATAGGAGATGCTACACATGCAGCTACTTCTTATTGGATAGAAACTCTAGATGGTAAAGTCATCTGGAAGAACTTACTGAATGAAATATCTAAAGATAAGATATTAGTTAACGATATTATATTGGATAATAGTAAAGTGTATCGTATCAAAGCAGTATTCCATGCTAGCTCTGGAGATACAAGTCAGATAGCTACTAAAACAATATTCGTTAATGCTAAATCTTCAGATGCTAACGTTATAAGAGTATCTAAAGCTATAACGAATGCAGATTTCGTAAGTCCTTCTATAGAATGTAACATCTCTCCTTATAAGAACGCTACTAAAGTAACTATAAGATTACAAGCATTCAGTAACGGTAGAGGTAATACTGCATTCGAGAAAGATGTTAGTTTAACAACTACTCCATATACATTTAGTATGCCTATGGATAAAGTTAAACGTAACACTATTTATCTAGTTATGTTAAAGTATGATATTGAGAATAATTGGAAACATATTATATTTAATACATTTAGATAGTATGTTATAAGTTTTTAAAATTTGTTAAAAAGAAAGGGGTTATAACATATGTCAGAATCACTAGACGATCTATTAAACAGAGTAGATTCAAGATTCTCAATTACATTACAAACCCCTCCTAATACTAATGAAACTTTGGATAAAGTACAACATCTATTAGAGAAGGATCCATCTCTATACCAATACATCCTACTTAAAGAAAGTAACGATACTTCTTTTAAGCAAGTACTTCAATATGAACAAGCTACTGCTACTAGAACTATCATTAACCATATACGAGAGATGGATAAAAAGCATAGAGAGACTATGGGCGCCATGTATACTATAATAGAGAATCAGTCTAAAGAGTTAGCAGGGCTAAAGAAAATAAAATATGCATTCTTCGGTATATTAGGATTCTTAGTAATCGTAGGATTCTGGGGACTGTATGTTATAGATAATAAGGCAGGCGATGCTGTTATTAAATTTATTAAAGCAGTAGCTAGTGCAATACCATTTACAGGATGATGTCTATGTTAAAGTTGATGAAAATGCTATGTGATAAAGTAACTAGTAAAAAAGAAGATACTAGTACTACCGAGGTTGTTGATCCAGATCCAGTACAAGATGTAGAGTTAGTACCTACTAAAGTAGATCTACTTAAGAAGATAGATCTTAAAGATGTAGGTGACCCTATCGTACTTAATAGTAAAGGTAATAAAACGTTATTAGTCGTTAATGATATACCTACTACTCTTAAGTTACTAGAAATGGATTTTAAAACCATTGAAACAGAGTATCGTAAGGACATAATGAATACTTATAAGATAGTTATATGTTCTGGAAGATACGCTAACTTAATAGCTTATAAATATCTACTTAACAATCATATCGACAAAGCTCTATTAGATTTGATACTATCTGATAGTATCATCAAGATGGAAGATGATTATATAGAGTTTACAGGATTCGATATAGCAGAAGAGATAAAGAAACGCAATAGTCAATCAGAGGTAGGTTTATACACGTCAGTACCACTAAACGAACCTATGGGTATGTTTAGTAAATACATGCAGATGTTCAAGATGCTGACTAGTAATAAGATAATAGATAAGTATATTAACATTAACTTATCTAATAGAACAGCACAGCTGAATACTATGTTTTGAATAAAAGATAGAACTTAGAGAGTACTACATAGTAGTACTCTCTAAGTCTTCAGTTTTTTGAACTAAAGGCCTAATATACTAGGATATTAGGCTATTTTGTTAAAATTTTTAATAAGGAGATCAAGTCATGGCAGAACTACGTATACACGACCAAAGTTCTATATATTTTAAGTCTATCCGTACTGGTACTACCACGAAAGATATAGATGTTAAAATACCAGATAAATCCGGTACACTTATAACAGATACAACACTACAGGATATATTAAATAGAGGTGGAAGATTTTCAGCTTCTCAAATACTTAAACCAGATATAACAGAAACTCCATTAGAGCATCCAGAAGCTTATAGTAAACTACTACCTATAGCTAGTTATAGAACTTCTGATACATTCGTAGGAGAGCATACTGCTACTGAGTGGGTAGCATCTGAACAACCTGACTTTAGTATTATCTTAGATAGTACATCAGATAGTCTATTTAGAGATGGTTGGTATCCAGCAGTTAACAGACCATCAGTACCTGTATATGTAAAATATAGGTTCATATCAGAAGATGTTTGTTCTCCTTACTCAGATGCATTAGAGTTTACAACACCTACTGGTGGTGTTAAGATACCTACATTATCTGTCTTAGAAGATGGAGTTACTCCTACTGTTAAAGGTTCTCCATTTACTCTATATGGAGATGCTACTGGTATTAACCATGTTAGCTCGAGTTGGGAAGTATATCGTGTTAGAGATAATAAGTTAATTAAATCTATAACACAAGATAGTAGTAAACTAACAGAGTATAAAGTAGAAGCAGGATTATTAGACTCAGATACTGAATATAAGTTTGTATTAACTTATCATACTGATCATCCAGTATTCAGTAGGACTAGAAAGGCTCTAGGTATATATAAGACTCCAGAGTCTAGTATCAAAACACCTACATTAAGTTTCAACAGTGATAATAATAAATACCTTATTATAGGTACTCCATTCGTTGTTAACAGTGGTATTGACGAACATAAGTTTACAGCATGGGAAGTTAAGAATGCTACTGATGCTGTAGTATATACAGAACCTAATAGTAGAGATCTAACTACTCTTAACTTAACAGGAGTATTAGAACCTGATAGTAGTTATACAGTTACTGCTGTTTATAAAGGCGCTAAAGCTAGTTCCGCTAAAGCAGTATTAACGTTTAGAACACCAGTAGAGACTATAGATAACTTAAATAAGAAAATAACATTAACTAGGTTAGCTAATGGTGTAATGGAACTTAAGATGGATAAAGTTCAGTTAGCTACAGCTGAGAAACTATTGTACCTAACATGGACTGTTCAAAACTATGAGAAAAAAGTAGCATTAGAAGTAAGATTAGATAAAGACTTAGATACTAAATATGGTCAAGATCTTATATACACTATGACTCCAGCAGAGTCTTGGTTAAAATGGTTCCCTAACTTAGAGGCTGTTAACCCTACGTTGAAACTATCTGCTAAAGGTAGAGTAGTAGGAGAGAAAACTATATTAAACTATAGTACTAGTGCTCCATTCGAGTATAAACCTAAGATCGAGTTAGGAGAAATGTCAGTTGCTGGTCATACAGAGTCACTAACACCGTTAGTAAGTATAACAGCACATAGTGGAGAAGATTTAAGTTGGATAACGGTTACGAATGCTACATGGGAGTTATGGAAACTACAAGAAGGATTAAATCCTGTTAAGGTTAAGAGTGTAGATAGTAGTGACCTATTAAAGAATCGTTATAATGGGTTAGATTATAATACTAACTATAGAGCTACGGTAGTGTATAATACTAACTTCGGTAAGTATAGTAAAAGTATAGAGTTCAAGAGTGCTGATATATTCCTACCTAGACCTAATGTAATAGTAGAGTCTAAAGGTAATACGATATTGATTAAGGTTAATAACCCTGATAGGAACATACCTGGTAAACCAGAGAAATCACATGGTTCTACTACTTGGATATTATATAGTAACACTGGAGATACGTTATGGAAGTCTGAAAAGAATACTACTAACCTAACTGAAATAACACTACCTACTGGGTTGTTACAAGGTACTACGAATTATAAAGTAGGTGTAATATTCCATAGTAGAGATGGTTTGTTAAGTAGTAACGAAGGACAAGCTACTTACTACCATAGAGGTATAGAGATAATAGAAGGGTATGTTAAAGGTAATATGGGTATTGGGTTAAATACGTATAATCCAGATTATGAGCCTATATTAGAAGGTTTTGAAGTATATGAAGGCGGTGTAAAAAGTACAACAGAAACGATAGTAAGTACCGAAATGAAGACGACTAGCGAACTTTCAAAACTAGGTTATTATAATACATTAGCAGAAAGTAAAATACCTACAGGTACAAATAGAAGTAACGTAGACAATACTGCAAAAATGCCATTTTATAATATAAAATTAAGAACTACATCTGGTATAGAAAAAGTTATAAATAACGGAATGAGTATATACCCATCAGAATATAAACCACAAAATATTAATAGTATTTCTATTAACGAGTTTACTACTGGTAGATATTTTATAAGCAGAATCGTTAGATATCCTAACGACAATGGTTTGTCTTACTCCTATAATAATAAAGAAAATTTCTTTGTAGGAAAAATAAATATTCCAAATTATACTTACGATTCAAATACCTATTATCAAGTGCCTAGTGATTGGGAAGATAATGTAGTGTATTATAAAGCAGATGTAAAATATAAACCTATGTTTCTAGCCACTAATGTACATTTCCATAGTTATAATAATTCAGATTTATACACCATACCAGATAATATTTTAGATCCTATTTATCTTAGTGGTAGTACTGATCTCATAGCAGTTTTGAGAAATATCGCTATTCATACCGATAACTATACTGAACCTACTACACCTAATAGGTCGTTTAACGCCGCTATTAAATATGCTAAACGTGTTAAGGATAATGACGAGCGTAACGAGATAATACCAGGACTAAAACGTTGGCGTGAACAAAATTATGGTAATAGCATTATGCTAACACATCAACATTTACTACACAATACAAGTATGCCAGTGTTACAAACAAGAATATTTAGTCCTGACACTAGATTTATTTGTAATGTAGAGGTTGAAACAAATAAAACCGCTTTAAGCACTATGGATATTCAAAATTTAGATAAATACTTTCACTATCTTAATAATTTTACGGGTATGTTATTTACAACAGATGGACAATATACACACGTACGTTTTGCTACAAAACTAGAAATTAAACTTATGGTAGATGGCGCGGAACATGCGACTAATGATACACGCGCAGTTATCAATGGTTTAAAGAATACATATCTTTACTTTATGCAAGATAATGTAGATTTAACTAAAAACGTTAAAGCACTAAAAATTAAAGATACTAATGGTAGTAATGTAACATATGAAGAAAAAGAAGTACCAATTGCGCAATGCGTTATATGTTATACAGTTACTAAACTTATAGACCATACTAATGACTATTATTCTACTGCCCATAGTAGAAATCATTATTGGTTTAATTCTAAGTTAGATGTATTCAAACGCAGGTTTAAGAACGTCGTGTTTAACATAAATACTGTAGACTCAAGCGGGCAAAAGCATTATCCTAAAGTATGGATGTATGCTGGTGGTCATAATAATGATTCGTACGGGCAGGCTATAATAGATACGATAGGTCATTTGGAGTTTGGTACACTACCTTATAAACTTAACACATTAAATAATGAAGGTTATTTAACAACTGTACCTGCGGACAAATTTAAATCGTTATCCGAAATACGTACGTTATTAGGACTATCTCCTACTAATACTCGAATAATAGAATCTGAATTAGCAGAATGGTATGTATTCTATTGGAGAGATAGAATCTTCTTTATACCTAATATACCTATAGCAACAGTTGACGAAATAGATGTAAACAAATGGAACTGTCTATATACCATTAACTCTACAAGATCTGCATTACCGCTAGTATCTATAGACAAAAAAGCCGAAAGTAATAAGTATAGACTAACTATGCCAACTAAAACAGATCTAACAGAGTATTTATCACTATCAATAGGTAAAAGATGTAGTAGTGTAGAAGTAAATAAATATGCTAAACCAGGTAGACTAAGTATGATAGGTGGAGAGTTGGGAGATATAATAAATCCAGATTATTTCAAATTAGCACATGAAGAAACATACAGTACTGAGTTAACAAATAAATTAACTACTATGTATAATAAGATAACATCGGATAAAGTGTTACCATTCTTCGAGCTGTTACCAGACAATACTAGTAGCGTAAGTAATTACATAACAGTTGGTGCAAAAATAATTAGAGGTACTGATGATTCTATTATATTTAAAATATTGTTTTATCTTAATGATGTTTATGATAATAATACACCTTTAAATACAGATACATCAATGGTTAAAATAGATAAAATTAAAGTTGGTTTTCTAGGTACAAAGAATATTTTTAAAAATACTGTTGATAATAGATATAGATTAGAATCTAATAAAATAGAGTTCAGAACTAATAATACTAATAACACTGAACTAAATTTTAATGTAGATTATAGTAGCGATAAAAAACTTGCTATATACACAGCAACTATTAAGAAAACTAATAGTTTGTATCCAGAATTAGAAGATGGTCTTAAAACAAATCCAAATGCTAATATCTTCGATTATATAAGAAGAGTGCATTTTTATATCCATTTTACAGTACCTAATGATTATTTCTTAAGCATAGATGTAAGCAGCGATAATTTTGGGAATATGACGTATAAACTGGAACAAGCAGGAGATAAAAATCAATATGTAAACATTACTAGTTTCTTATCTAATAGTAATAACATAGAGATACAGTCTCCTAACTTGAACGCGCTTGTTTTGGACGATAAGGAGAAAACGCATTATTCTATAGATCAAAGTACTCGTGAATATTATAGCTATAGAAGATCTCTGCTTAAATTACTATTCCCAGAAATATTCTATAATTAAAGATAACATAGATACAGATTAGAGTATAACAGCTCTAATCTGTATCTTATTTTTATCTTTACTTTATAGTTCTTTCTGAATAACCAACTTAAGGAGACAAACAATGAGTAACGAATGTAAACTTTCACGTATGGAAATAGCGCAACTATTTTCTAAACTATTTAAGACCATAGTCTTAGAAGAATCGAAATATATCGAATCGTATTCACCTGCAGAATACACTGCTACTATAAAAGAAAAAGAAGAGATCATAGGTAAGTTAACTAACACTTTTCCTACTATGTTTGCTATTAACTATAGTGTTATAAAATTAACAACTATAGCTAAAATCATGGTAAAAAATGTTATTTCTTCATATGGTCTATCCGATTATAAGAAAATATTAGAGTTAGACAAAAATCAATACAACATGTATTTCGAAAGCTATATAACTGTATACGAACGAGGAGTTATGAGTATAGTTATGGGATCTCTATACTTATTAAATCAACTATGTCCTAATGTAGGTGTACTTTATACAGTATGGTTAGGTGTTTATACCGACGATGCAGTCACTATAGAGAACGCATATGATATGGATAAAGACGCACTTAAGGAGATGTACGATGGAATCCAATAAAAGAATATACCAACAAGTAGTAGATAAATTCGCTACTACACTAGCAGATCAATTCAAGATAGATAACAAGAGCCCTGATCTTAGTTATGTTATAGCATATTGCGAAAGTGCTAGAGATGGTTTTCTACCTAAATCTAGTCTTAAGATAGATACCATAGAAGCAGAAGTCTTAAAAGAGTATAATACCTTAGAACATCCTTTAGGTCGTATAGATCCTCTACATATTCTTATGCGTAACTTATTTAACGCAGTAGCGTTAGCATTAGCTAACAGACTATCGTTAGAGAGTATCATACCTCTAGAAGATGAACCATTATCATTTGACGATAACAAAGTACTTAGACATATAGATCTTATGTTCTATACTGTTAAATATTCTCAAGATCCTAAGATGCTGCAAGCAGTAGAAGAACGTTACGATGATATACGTTATGCTATACGACAAGTAGTCATGAACATACGAGAAAGCAACTATAGTTTATTCTATACAGACTATAGCGGACATGAGTCTAAGTATAACCAACAAGGTTTACCATATGCTGTTAATAATGAATATATGTACATTAGTTTTGAGTTAATACAACGACATATGATTAAGTATAACGAAGTTATAGCGACGTTTAATAAGAACAGAGCAGCTGTTCTTGACCAACAGTTAGCTACTACTGCTTATGAACTACTTAACGCACGTAACATATCTAATGTACCTAATGAAGCTATATTCCGTAGAGAAGCTTTTAAACCAGAAGCATATGTACAGTTACTCGTATCATATGCAATAGCCCATACTAATGATAACTTAAAAATTATATTATGTCAATTCTATGGTAAAATTATAGAGAAGATCCTAGAGATTAAATACCCAGAAGAGCACGCTAGACTAATGTCTGCTGTCGCACCATTAATACAGTCTTATACCGATAGAATACAACCACCTATTGAAGTACATTACATCATTATGTACTTAAACGAACTTAAAGGACTAGGTGTAAACATAGATATCATTTACGACATCATTATGAAAGATTTAGAACAATGTATCTTAACTAAAGTAGATGAGATTAAAGGTAACTTACAAGAACTTAAAGGCTATAAGGTAGAAGCTAAATACATTATAGATAATAACAATATATTATCTACGACATTCGATATAAAATAAAAAAGAAGATGAGACAGATAACGTTTAAACGTTATCTGTCTCTCTTATATTAACTAACTTTACGTAGGTACATGATACCTATTTCTTCTCCTACACTATCATAGTGAGTTTCTAGGAACGCACTATTATTCTCTTTTAACTCATTATACGCTACTTTCATTTTCTTATATACAGGCATAATAAAATCTTCTAACCAAATATCTATCTCTACGGCATCTAGGCTATCTATCTCTTCTTGACCTTTTAGCACTTCTTTAAAGATATCTGTTAATATACCTTCTTCATATTCATAACCATGTGTTAGCATGGTATGTAATAATGCAGATACAGCTCTATCAGCTACATCTTCATGCTTATATAGATAGAAGTAACCTGGTAAGGCAAATACGTTACTATATAGCGTAGACATGCTAGGTTGCTCTTCTCTGCTAAAGAACATAAAGTCAGTTGCTACTAGTCCTTTATCTAAAGCATCTAAGATATTCATACCAGCTGGTAAACCTAATTGGTTACCAGCATCTTGTAACATCCTTTCTGCTTCAGTAGCAGCTAACTCATCTTTCTTCTCAGACTGTAAGAATATGTTATACTGTATTAACGTGTTAGCTATCAATTCTTCTCTCATTAACTTTCCTTAATTATAACATATTTACTATCTCCAAACTCTCCCCTATGATCATTAGGATCATCTGCTAGTTTAGGTAATCGTTTAGCTTCCCACCACTCAGAGCCATCATAAGTAGCTCTTTCTATCCAGCTACCGTCTGTGAATGTTATCCACCCAGCCCAGTTATCAGATCCATATCCACCGTCATACCCATTTACTAAATGAGTTACTTCTTCCATCCTATCCCATGGGATAGTATTGCCTCTACCTTCGAATACTACATCACCTTTTACTTTCTTACCGTCTACTTTAAAGACGTTACTAAACTTATGTATAGCACGTAGTCTATATTCTACTATCTCTTTATCTCCTATTAAATCTAATGTCTCTTGTTTAAAATTAGTCATCTTTCTTTTCCTTTCTTTGTTGTAGATCTCTACTATCTATATAGTAGAGATATGGTTCTCTATTTAGTAACGTAAATAAGTATGGATACCCAAATACCTTTTGATCTTCACCGGCTTCTTCTTGTACATATTTATTTAATAACTTAATGATTTTAAAAGCATACATACAGCTGATATTCATCCAGTCTACCATACATAAACCATTCTCTAATATTTCATCGTCAGTTACTCCTAGAACAAAGAACTTATCTATACCTTCTTTCTTCATAACGTCGATATAGAACGAACCTAATGCCTTAGTATAAGATTCTAGACTATCCCTACTAGGTTTACCATTGGCTGTTAGATAACGTAAATGAACATTGATCAATGTAGCCATAACTATCAGTAAGTCATCTACTAACATAGGATCTATTAGCTTCAATCCTTCAAACCTTAATACCTTTTTATGTATCTCGTTATCAGGACTTAGATCTAACCTATGTATCGGTCCTAACTTATCTATCTTATGCCCATACTCACGTAGTACATTAAGGCTATAGTTAGTTATCAGATCGTTATAGTTAGTATTACCTTTATCATCTCCTGTTAGACTACTGATTAACTCTATAGTAGGCTGACTATCTTGATAGTATCTTGTATAGATATCTATTAACTCCTGTTGTTCTGGTGTTGGTTGCTGTACCATGTTATTCACCTTTATTGTTAAAATGTTTAGCCATCCATTTAGACATAACTAATAAAGAATGAGTCTCTTTAACTATGCCTTCTAACTCTTCTATAGCCATAGTAGCTTTTAATACTACATCATCGTTCTGCTGGGTAACTGATATCTCAAATTCAGTACCAGTGAACCTAGCTTTAACAAACTTAAGATAGATACCACTCTCACGACTTAAGTAACTACTATCGTTACTAAGGATAGCAAGTGTAGATGTAGTATCATTAAGCTTATATAGAACCCATAGCGTTAATAGTATTCTATAAACATCATTGCGTGTTACGCCATATGGTTGTATACTTATCCCTGTTAAATACTGACTTAATGTTACAGTAACTGTATTAAAACGAGTATTAACTACGAACTCTGCGTTCTTATACTCTTCTATAACTTTATCATCTGTTAATGACTCAGTTACGAAGTCAAGATCTAATGCATCTCTAGCTTGAAATAATACAGATTTTGTATAGTCTGATTCTGGATTACCAAACGCCATATATACATTCTTACCTTCTATATTAAGGCAACCTAAATCTATAGACATTCCATCGAATGTTAAAACTCTTGCTAACATATTACTCTCCTTCTGTTATTTGTATTGCGTTTAAAAACATTTTGTATTTATCAATTAGGTTATAATAAACCGTATCTAAAGCTCTTAATTCATACCTATAGTCCCACTTAGGATTAGCTCTTAAGATATGTATAGTAGTTGTATCTAAAACAGTCTCGTAACGATTTGTTATAGTAGCTAAATCGTCAGAATATATTTCACATTTAAACCCTGTTTTCTTACATTCTGCGTTATAATATTCCCAGTATGACATAACCTCTTCTAAGACAGGATCTAAATCCTCTGGAACAGTATCTTGTAGGGATTGTATATAAGCTTTAAGGTTATTATACTTACTTAAAAACTCTTCATAATCCTCTCTATACTCATCATATTGCTTTTGCGTATAATCCATTAGAACTCCTTATCATAAACTTGTTGTAATAACCATTCGATAAATGGTTTATTATTCCCTAGTATCATGATTATTATCTTTTTATCAGGTACTAATAATAACATATCATGTTTATCTAAATTGAAGTATACTACTTCACCAGGATTAAAAGTAACTGATGTAGTTGCTTGTTGGCTTCTAGGTACATGTGGTGTTGAATACATAGGTTGGAAAGCCCATTCATCACTTTCTTTCGTTATAGGAAAACATTCAATAGCTATATTATAGTTATCATTATATGCTATGATACTTTTAAACCCTAATACTGGTTTAATAACAACCATACTATCATTTTTAAAGGTTATACCATAATCTGTTGTTAGATCTAGAAACTCTTGTTCGTTAGTTGCTTTATAAACATACATTATTTACTCCTTATATGGATTTAACTATATGAATAATATCTATTTGAAATTAAATAAAACTAGTACGTATAGACACTTAGTGTCTATACGTACTGTAAGTTATTGCTTATTAGCAAAGTTTCTCTCTATGTATTTTAGTAATACATCGGTTATCTTACCATAACCATTAGCTAGATTAAGAACTATCTGTAAGTTAGTTTTATAACCATTAAAAGTTTCCCAAAATGCATTACCAACTGTACTCTCGTCATCTTTAAGTTTCTCTAGTTCTTGAGTAACACCTATACCTACAGATGCTATCTCCTGTAAGAACTGTTTTCTAGGTTCTTCAAAGCTTTGCATCTTCTTTAATAGATTCTCTAAGAACTTAGGATCTTTATAGGTAGACTCTACTTTAGGAAATAACTTATTTATATCTTCAATACCAGCTTGTAATTTAATAGTCTCAATAACTTTGTATTGTGCAGGTTGAACATATAGTAAGTTAACAGTTATTTCATCATATCCTGCGTTAGCTGGATACATATAGACTAACTTAGAGTTCTTAACAAGTGTATCGTTATATGTGCCTTTAGCCAGAGCATCTAATCTTAGTCTTAAAGTACTAATATTACCGCCTATCATAAAGTCTTTATTAAGTGCGTTGAACTCTTTATCTTTAATACTATGGAGTTTATCCACGCTATCGTCATCTCTAGGTACTTTAATAACACTCTTCAGAGACTCTAATGTTACTGTAGCAACATGGTTGCATACTTCTCCTATAGTAGCTTCTAACCAATCAGCACCAAATGTAAATATGAGTCTCTCGTTATCTGTAAACTCTATTTCTTTATTAGGTATTTCTAAACGAGTAGTTAATAGTCTCTTAATCCTAAACTTAGTTCTGTTAAAGATATCTGTTAGATACTCTACAAGCTTCTTAAATAGTTCTACTATCTTCTTCCAAGCAGCAGTAGCATATTCTTTTATCTTACTTCCTAAACCTTCTAGTTCTACTTTAATAGCTTCTAAGTTAGCTACAGGATTCTGTTTAATAGCTTCTGTAGAAATACCTATATTCTCTCTTGGTAAACCTATAGCTTTAAAATAGTGGTTAAGAGACTCATTAACTACAGCAACATCTATAGCCTCTACCTCTTCTGGAGACTCTAGAGACTCTTCAACTTTCTCTAAAGATTCATCTACTCTATCAGCTAGTTCGTCTAGTTCTTCACTATCCTCTACAGTATTTTCAAACTCTATTTCAGCTGTAGTAGCTTCTACTGCATCTATATCAGATGCATTATCATCTTCTACTAGTTCATTATCTATACTTTCAAAGTTAATGTTACTACCATTAGCATTAACATACTTAACACCTAATGATAATAGATTTTTTATAGTATCAGTAAGCTCGTGTAAAACATCGTCTATAGCAAATAGAAAATCTTCGATATTTTCATTATCTCTATCAGCTGTAGGTATAGATAATGTCTTTACGTTCTTATAGTTATACTGTTCGATAGATGCTATGGACTTATTGATTGTCGCTAGTATCTCTTTAGATAATATAGGTTTCTTAATAACCTCGTTTTTATACTTAAACTCCATATTACCTGTTGATTCTAGATCGAAACCACTTGTTGTGTCTGATAAGAATCGGTATTGATAATCGCCGTAACGTTCAAATAGTATAGATGTTGGAACAAGTGTGAAGTCTTTAGTGTTTTCAGATACACGTACATATATACCATATGTTTTAATACGTACGCCATCCTCTTCACCGTCTATTATGTATTTAGCATAATTTGGTAAATTTAATACTTTTTTATTAAAGAGATCTTTTACAGATGCTACGCTATTAAATAAATTAGCATATTGATCTGCTATATGTTTATTTATATCTTCGTGTTTAAAATTAGTACCTAATACGAACTTCTTAACATTAGTAAAAGATGTTTTAAATGTTTCTAATGTTTTAATATAGTTATTAGCATTACCGAATAGATAATTAAATACGAAGTTAATATTCTCAGATTCGTCTGTTACTACTTGGTTATCTATGTCCTCTGTAGATACAGTATAAGTAGATTCTGAAAGTTTAATATAGACAGACATTATTCCTTCTAGAAGATCACTATACGCTCTAGTTACTCTGTCATAGACATCTAGGATAACATACTGTACCTTATACTCTAATGTATCTTTTTGATATGTACGTGGTTTCTTAGCATCAATCTTCTTATAGAAATCATATGCTTCTCCTATAGCACTATATATCTTATTTAGATCTATAATACCAGATATATTATTTAGATATTTCTTTCTATCAGTATTAGATAAGTTAATATTTGCTATCTCAGTAACCCAACTATCAGATTCTTCCATAAAGCCATATATACCTTCATTATCTTCAGTAGTGTCATAACCGAATGTAGCGAAATCGATAGTTAAATTAGATCTGTTATATTTATCAGAAGCTTTTATAACTGGATACATAGCATACGTTTTAAGATAGATACCGTTTTCTTCGTCAGATCTTACTATGTTGCTAAACCCTTTTTCACCTGGTGTATACAAGTTAAACTCCGAAGAAATATGAGAAATGTTATGTAACACTAATTTATAAACATCCTCTTTATCCATCTTACCATATTTATCTATATTAGATAACATTTTACTTAAATTAGTTATAGTTTCTTTATAGCGATCTATAAAGTATTTAAAGCTAATTAGTCTACCTTTAAATAAAGCTAAATAACCAAATACTTCTTCGTCTAATGTATCTAGATCAATATCCTTTAACGGTATTATCTTATTAGTTTTACCAGGAGTGTTTTTAAAGGTATCTTTAAAAGTATCTGAAATTAGTGCTTCTTGGTTAACTCCACTAGGATCATAAACGGTATAGTCAGTATTTTCTTTAAAGAAAGATTTATCGATCATTATTCCTATTATACCAGAATCTGTGGTTGCAGAACCACCCTCTACAGCATAGTTATGTTTCTTAAGATAAATATCAAATTTATCAAAATCATCATATGTTATATTACTATATTCTCCTAAGAATAACAATCCGTTAGGTATATAGTTAATATCGTATTTATTATCCAAAAGCATATCGTCATACTCTTTCTTAGGAGTTCTATCATATGTTAATGGACCGAAGTTTAAAGTATAAGCTCTAAAGCTTTCTGTAACCTTATCTTTCTTAAGTAGATTAGCTAATGCTTTTTGTTCTTGCTCTAGTTTCTTCTTTAGTTTATCTTTACCTTGTTTAGTTAACCTATACTGTATTTCAGCTGGTTTCTTTTTAAAGATATCTAACAGTCCTTCTTGGTTTATCTTTGCGTTCTTTTTATAAAAACCCATTTGTTTTTCCTTATTAGTATTTCTGTAAAAAAAAAAACGTAGATAGGATATCCTATCTACGTTCGATTATTAACTATTTCGCAGCTTTAATCACACCAGAAACATACTTATTAACGAAAGCAACATAAGAAGATGCTACATTCAAACCAGTTAATGCAGCATTAATACCTATCCTATGTGCTCTATGGTAGTTGTTAATAGTACCTTTAGTTCCAGCGTCACCGCTATCAAAGTTTACTATTACCTTAAGTGCATTAGTACCAAATAGAAGGTTAAATATACCACCGGTTTCTTTAAATACCGTATCATAACGTTTAGATACAGTTAAAAGACCATCTATGTATTTATTAGCTAATGCCTTAGATAGAACTAGTCCTTCTGGCGCGTATGGTTTAACAGCATCAGATTTAATAGCTTTTGCATAGCCTACAAAACTGCTAGCAGCATTCTTAACGATCTCACCAACACCAGGATCTTTAGCATCTACAAATGTTATGATATAACCTGTACTACCGATAAAAGAACCCATAGTGCCAGCTGTTACTGCACTATATTTCTCACTTGCATATTTGCTAATAAGTTCTTTAGCTACAGCACCAGCTCTACCGCTTAAGTTAACACTTTGGATACCAGTAGTAGCATCTTTATTATTATCTACAACGTTCTTAACAAGCTTTTGAGCGTTATCAGCATATGCAATAACAGCAGAGATATCTCCATTTTTAAATACATCAGCTGCAAAACCACATTTAGCGAAGTTTTTCTCTATAACAGCTTTTGCTTTTTCAGGGTCTACATCGTTAGGCAGACTCTCGATTTCTTTCTTAAGTATTTGAGCTGTTGCGGGCATATTACCTAAAAATGCTTTAAGTTTAGTAGCTGCCTTCTTAAGTGTTTCTTTAGCTTTATCTACCATATCCCCCATAATGCCCTCTAGAC